TTCGCGCAAACGAGGGTTTGAGCGAAAAGAGTTAATAAGGGGTTTTTATGGGGTATTACGCGACGTCGCCGGGGTATGTGGCGTCGTCGTAGGCGTAGAAAATTTCTTTATATTCCGGCGCGGTAATCTGACAGTTGCTGTCACCGGAGGGGGCGACCTCCTGAACTATCCCATGCCGGGCACCTTTTTCACTGTCGCAGAACAGCAAACGCGGTAGATCAATATCAGGGTCGTCCATAATCCAGTCTTCCGGGTGCAGATCGTCGTTGTAAGGTATGGTAAGAGTGAAATCATCTATCCGCTGCGGCGTCAGCATCCGCGACGATGGACGACCGTTCTGAAACTGTATCCAGCAGCGAGGATTCGCGTAGCTCCAGTCCAGTGGCTCTGTAACGTGCAGCGTAATTTCCTGGAAGTCGTATATCATTGCGTCAATCAGGCAACTTTGGGTTTTCCCTGTTCGAATGTCGTCGGACAAAATGATGTGGTCACCAAAATCATGGCACCATCCCAGCATTGCAGTTGTGGCCGTATACGTCCGGCGTTGATGGAGATATTTCATTAATCGGCGCATCCCGATACGCCAGGCACGATCCGCAGTCATGACGACATCGATGGTGTAAGCCTCCGTTTTCCGGGGGAACGGATTTTCAGGCGTCCGGCACTGTACGGTCTCCTCCGCCCAGGTAACGGGATTGATGTATTTCACATCCACACCATCAAAATCGTCCTCCGAAGGCACCCTGAATGATGTCTGCATTTCCTCGACAGTATCCTGGGGGGTGATGATTCCGGTCCAGCTTTTGACCCCTTCACGCCCGACGGAAAGTAAGCCGTCAGACAGCAGAAAATACCCCATACCTGCTTCAGCAATCTTATCGAAAATATCCTTTGCGGACGTGCTGTCACTGCTTGCCTGATGGTCAAAATACTCACCTCGTGGCGTCCAGTAGTTAGCCTCAAGCATGTTAATTGTGGAAATGTCGATCTGGTCGTCGCGATAACCCAGACTGCGGGCCAGATGCAGGAATGCCCCGCTGATTGTCCTGTCACCACCGCCATCATAGTTTCGCGTCGCGACAACACTCACACGCTTGTCTGACTGCGCCGCCAGCTGGCCGCCGGTTTCAACCGTGATCCCTATTGTTGATATCCCTGCGTAGGAAGTCGGACGGGAAAGCAAACGACCTCTGAGCGCCTGCCAGAACATGCTGTCTCTCGCGTTGTTGCTCCCCTGCTCGTTGCGGCGGCGGCATCGAACCTCCACCAGCCCGGGAGAAGACAGATCAAAACGCTCTGTAAAACCGAGGCCATTAACGTTTTTAAGCGCGTATACCCCCTGCTTACTCGTCCACCCTGATCCGGAACCATATACGCGGTACTGGATTTCATACTCGACATGGCGAACCCGCTTATTCCCGTTGTTCTGGAATCCGCAAATTCCATTTGGGAAAGCAAAGTTGACCTCGAAGGCGTCCACAACTTCATTTTGCGGGGAGGCCAGAAAGGGGCCGAGCCATGTTTCATTATCGTTAATACCAGACGCGGCAAAATCCACGACGGTACGGGTCAGAAAACCTGACCAGGTGTTGTCAACGGCACCGTTAACCACTCTCTGTACGGTCGCAGACGATCCGTCAGTCGATGCTATCTGGTATTCGTTACCACGGTGAGCCAGGGAAATCCGCTGCGTGCCGTCCGGCAGGCCAGAAAATGCGGTACCGGAATCGTATGCCAGCCTGACACTGGCTGTGACCGCCGGGCTTCCGCCACTGGATGCTGTACCGGCAGTAAACACAGGGCTGTCTCCAAAAACTGACGCGGGCAGGAATGATGACGAAATGGAACCGCCACGCCACGGGCTGGAGATTTCCACGATACGAATCACGCCGCCGTCATCCTGAGCAATCAACCCCGATCCGGTCAGCCCGCTGGTAATCGCCGCCAGCAAACCGGACATTGTGCCGTAGTCAGCAACCAGGGACAGGGTATAGGTGACGCCCTGCCAGGTCAGGGCAAACGTCTGGCTGGTTGTCGTAAAATCATACGTGGCTGGCGACGCACTGGCGCGCAATGCTGCAGTCGATCCACCCGTTCCCGGAACGGCGTCCTGGTGAGGGGTATACGTGGCAATCTGCAGATCATAATCGGTACCGCTAAACGTCAGCGTTACAGGCATACCATTATATGGCGCCACTTCTTCGACGGCGTCACCTGTCAGAACGTTAAAACCATCCTCAATCGATACCTGATAATTCACCGGCGCTTTCAGAGTGACAATTGCACCCTCAATCCAGCCAGGAGGCAGCTTGTTCTCATCTTCATCATCATCGTTGTCATCGTCGACATCGAGACCTGAAAACGAGACTGAGGCGCCGCTGACGGTCATGGCATCAGCAACGATATCACTGGCTTCAGGGGCAGTCTGAGCCATATCCAGACCTGACCCGCTTGATGTCCCGCCAACTTCTGTACTGTTGAACCAGACCTCGCTGCGACGGTCACCCGCCACGTTATCGCCCGGACCATAGCTGGTATAAGAAAAGCCATCGCCTAACGGCAGAGCAGGAGTTTCACCCACCCGAAAATCACCGCCGGTGTAAGAGAAACGTCCATACCCGAGGCACACAAACATTTCGACCGTCATCCGGGTGGGATCATTGGGGTCAAAGCGAGTGACCGGCTGCACCAGGTAATCCGGATAAATTCTGTTTCTTCCGAATACCTCACGAACAGGATCGCCAAGCTTAGCTGTATTCGCTTTTGCCGGGTTCAGGTCCAGTGATGCTGAATTGCCTGACGAAAACCCGCCCAGCTCTGGTTTCGGGGCGAAAAACAGCGCATAGGCCGTAGAAGCAATAGATACGGCAACCGATACCCACACGGCGATTTCCAGGCCGGTTCCATACGGGATCGGGTAAATCCGCACATCGCTGTCTGGCCGCAGCAAACATAGTGGCCATTCCGCAGGTGGAACAGCCCGGCCGTCCAGTTCGACCGCAACAGGATGCTTTCTGTCCTGCGAGTAGCTCGGGACATTCCTGGCCATCCACTCATGCAGGGTCATCGCGCCATGTTCGTACGTCTCCAGGGGTTCACCCGGCAACCGGGACGGAAAAAACTTTATCGTCATTGCCAGAACTCCACGCGGTTAAAGCGGCGGATAAATCGCGCCAGTGGCAGAAACGTAACCCCCGAGCCTGGATTACATTCCGCAACCTGCAGCTGGTTATCGAGCATGACAACGATCCCGACATGCGTAACCGTTGAGCCCGAATAGCAGGCCACGCCAGCACCTTCGCAGGGCTCGCAACGCTTCAGCGAAAGCATCAACTTTCTCGCCTCCCGATTGAGACCGCCGTCGTCTTTGGTTACACCAGCGAAGTCAGGCCAGAGGGGTAACTCCAGATCACGCCGGATTTCATTCACAATGCCAAAACAGTCGAGTTTCGGGTATACGCGTCCGCCTTTCAGCCAGGTGACTGAACGGTATTTATCAGCGTCAAACATGTTTGCCTCAGATTAGTAACGTAAGCCAGGATGCTCTGCGAGGTTGTAACGTTTACGGGGCCAGGCTGTTTTGAGGATATTCATATAGCCTGCCGTGACCTGTACTGCTGTCGGGGTCCAGGAGCCGGATTTAATATCGAGCGTATACGGTGATGATGCCGGGGCAGACAGATCGGATGAAATGTACCGCCGGAATGTCAGCGTGGCTGATTTCATTTCATCCAGAACTTTATCGATGGCTCCAGAAACGACACCGTCAATATTACTCAGGGCGAATTTCAGATCCTGCGTTCCGTCCGCATTTCGCGCTGGCAGTGCAATTTCTATCGCGCAGGCTTCAAACGTCGCCGGCTGACCATTTTCCAACGTTACGGAAACGTCATCCCAGCCGCTGGTTAACCAGTAGTTATCATCGCCAGCCGATATCTGCAGCGTGTCATGGATAACCTCCGAACCGCTGCTGGCATATAGCCGCTCAAGAATTGTCATGCTTCGGCCACTCTTTGTTTAGCGCAATATCCAGTAACGACTGACCAGCGAGCCATTCCGGGTAATTTCCCCATCCAACCGGCGGTAACGGTCGTTCCCATAATTCCAGCGTTGCGCTGTACTGCCAGTATTTTGGCGCGACCAGCGTCGGCCCTTCGTAAATATCCACGAACCTGGCTTTATAGGGCTTTACCCCGATGGGAGTCTGGAGTTTCAGATAGAACCATGACTGACCATCTTTAAGCGCATCCCTGAAAAAAGCCTCAAATACCTGCGCCAGCGCATCAGTCTTAAAAATCCATTTAACTGATGCCTGGGTCGGTGTTGAAGTGTATCGCCTTCGCTGCTGAGCGCGACCGGACGTCATTTCCGTTCGCAGTATCGGTGATATGGGCTTAAAACCGTACCCGTCCATCAGCGGCATAGGCAGGTACTCATCCGGATAGATAATATCCGCCATTAACTTTCCCTCCGGGCTGGTTTATCGTGGTTTTTTTGGCTGTAGGTTGGAGTAAATAGCCCGGCCGAATTTCTTCTGTGGGTTATTTACCTCGGCGGTTAAGGTGTTAACTATCCGCTGTTCAAGAGCATCATTTCTTCGCTCTACAGCCTGCATCGTTATGTCATCGGGTTTGCCGGTGAAGGTGCTTCGTGCGTCCACGCTGACAGCTATCCGTGGCTGTGCCTGAATCTGGCTTGCTGCGCTCTGTACTGCAGGGGACTCACGACCAACCGCACGAACACCCAGCGAACCATCAGCCCCACGGGTCAGCGGCATAATTGCTTCCGGACCAGCTTCACCGAACACACCAGCCCCTTTCGCAAAGGCAAAATACTGCGGAGTGCTGTATACACCGCCGCTGTATGCGGAAAGTGAAGGCGAATCGTAGACACCACCGAGGGCATTAAAGGCAAAAGACGATCCAAAGCTTTGCAGCGCAGTTCCACTACTTGCAGCTCCACTTGCTCCACCAAAAAGACTACCGAACATCCCACCAGCACCACCGCCGAACGACGCCATAATCGCTTTGGTGATTAACGCCTGTGTTGCCATCTGGATCAGCGTCTTAATCACCGTTTCACCCAGAGAGCTGAAGATATTCGACATCCCATCTTTGAACGAGGTCGCACCAGTCAGAACACTGGTCAGGTTGTTGGAAATGGAGTTCGTGGTGTTATTGAGAATCTCGCTGGTTGCTGATGCTGCCATTGAACTGAGATCAGCAGCCTGATCGGCGTAGTTCATCAGTGAATCGCTGATCCCAGCCCGCCAGTCTGACTGCTGTTCATCGGTTTTCTTGTAGTAGTCCTCCTGAATCTGGAGCCGTTCAGTAAGCGCCGCCTGTAGCGCTTCCGTTTGCTGTTTGTACAGGTCCTCAGAAATCTGACCTTTGCTGAAATCCCGCTGCAGGTCCCGCTGCTGTTTGAGAAAATCAGTACGAATATCCGCCATTTCCTTCATGCGGTCGCGGGCCTTATCCCCCATCCCGGCACCAAGAAAATCAATATCCCCGCGATCACGCGCAGCAGCGTTGCTGTCAGCCAGCCCCTCACGGAACGTTTGCAACTGTTCAGCAATGTTTTTCTGATCGATAAGCGCAGCATTTTGCAGGATCATTTCTTTTTTGGCTTGCTCAAGAGAGGCTAACTCCCCCTGCGTCACCTGATATTTCATTTTAGCCAGTTCGGTATTCTGGCTTCCCAGGGCTATTTGTTCCTGCTGCTGTTTAATAAGGCGCTTGTAAACGTCCTCTGTCTTTTCAGCCGCTTTAACCTCTTCGCTTTTTGGCGCTTTCCGGGTGGGCTTATTGGATTCATCGTTTTGCCATTTCGCCAACCCCCGATTAATAAACAGATCGCGGTTAGTTTTAAACTGAGGTTCATCCTTGAGCCCTAATTCGTCAGCAGCATAACCTAACCGGGCTCTCTCCCTTGCTTCTCCTTTAAGCTTTGATAGTTCAAGGTCCTGACGGCTTTTTTCCAGTGCGGCTGCTTGTTGCGATGTTAAATCAGCCTGAGGCATTCGCATTGGCGCGTTAACCAATCCCTGCCGGGCCATCAGTAAATTATTTCCTAGCCCAAGGAGACGGTTAAATTCTGTATGCTGACCATTCATCATTATCAAAGATTGATAGGCAGCATTCTGTTCAGCGGCTTGCTGGCGAATCAGAGCGACACGACGATGCTCAAGACCCTCAAGCACCTGCTGAATCTCCTGGGCTTTAGCCTGCAGTTGCGTTAAACGCTCCTGCTCTACCGCCAATGATTCAGTTGCAGAAGCTAATCCTTTCGTAGCGGCTTCGACACTTGTGAGGTGGTTTATCATAAAACCACCACTCGTAGTTGGCCCTCTGTTGGCCAGCATATATTGATATCCAGCGATATCTTCTTTTAACGCTTTAACCTTGCTAGATTGTTCCGATATAAGCCGATTTTGCTCTTTTAGTGATTTACGCGCCTTATCTTCGTTCTCAGAAGCCTCAGTTAGCGTCATAGCTTTAGATCTGTCGCTAACCTCCTGAATCGTGCTGGCGTACTCCTGAGCTGATTTACGGGCCTGTTCCTGATTCTGATAAACAGCGTACCATGCACCAGCACCCAGCATAACTAACCCGGGTATACCACCGATCAGGCCAAGAGCGCCGCTCATCAACCGGGTGCCGACAGAGGTAACGCTGTTAAGGTTATTTTGAGCAGAGACCCGACCTGCAATATTACGACCAAGAGCGGACTGAGCCGCAGCCAATTTTCTTTCTGCAATAGCCTGTGCGTCGGCATTTTTTGCAGCCACAAGCCCAGCCTGAGCCCGCTCCAGAGCTGTTCGTGCTCGTACTTTTTCTGCAGCTGTCCCGGTGGCGAGGGCTGTAGTCAATCGACCCTGTGCCGCGGTAACCCTTGCTTCTGCGGCTGCAACCCTCTCCTGTTGTGCAGCCTGAACATCTGCACTTTTAGCACTCTGAAGGGCTTGCTGGGCGCGATAAACGGCGGCGCGGGAAGCAGCAACAGAAGATTGCGCGGCTTTTTCTTGAGCGACGGCAAGAGCTACCTCGGATTTTGCCGCTGAGATAAGTGCGCCAGTAGCACTGCTTGCGCTGGTAACAATCCCACCAAGATACCGGGCTAATCCGATCCCAACCAAACCACCAGCAGCGGTGGTAATTAGTGACATATTATCTGCTACGTCACTGAGGGCCCCGCTGACAGCGGAAGATGTAAGAGAATCCAGCGTACCTGCCAGCCCATCAAGACCGCCAGAAAGTGCATCTGTCGCGCCAGTTGCCTGGTTCACCCCACCAACCCATGCCATAAAGGAGTTAGTGACTTTTTGCATTGAACCGGAAACTGTCGGAGGTAACGCGGAAAATTCGCCTTGCAACACACCTAACTGACTGATTAAAGCAGGAACGACCTTATCAATTGTGAGTTGGCCCTGATCCGCCATTGCTTTGAGATCTTTTCGGGCAACACCCATCCCTGCTGCCAAGGCGCGGATGACACGATCCCCAGATTCGTTAACGGCATTAAACTCTTCGCCACGCAAAACCCCCTGTGCAAGCGCCTGGCTAAACTGGGTAATAACAGAACTGGATTCTTCTGTGCTTGCACCAGAGAGCTTGAGCCCCGTGGATACAGCCTCAGTAATTTTAAGCACTTCATCAGAGCTATAGCCAAATTCACGCATAGATGCAGCAGCGCGTGAAAATAAATTGGCGTTATCAGTAAAAGCAGTACCCGTACTCTGGCTAATCGCCATTAAACGCGTCTGAGACAAAGTAAAATCATTTGAAGAGACTGAAGCCTGCTTAAGCCTTGCGTTTACGGAGTTCCACTGATCAGCAATTTGAACCAATTTACCAGTAGCAAATGCAGCCGCAGCAGCGGTGGCTGCCCTCCCGGCAGATGTAAAACCGTCTGTAAGTTCGGAAAGAGCCTTTTGGCTTTCCTTTGCTGCGACTGCGGCCTGACGTCCACCATTCTGCATGGTTTTATAATAGTCTTGCCCCATACGTGAGGCGCGGGCAATCTCGGTCTGGAATGACTGAGAGTTAGCAGAAACTTTAATAATAAGTTCACGCAGGGTTGCCATTTTATTTTCTCCGGACGAAAAAAAACCTCGCCGAAGCGAAGTTTTTAATTAGGATGTTTCATTGTTGCTTGTTGTATATTTCACCCAAGACTTTCACAGCAGCATTAAAGTATTTCATGTCCATTATGGTATCAATGGTTCGATTTGATGGGTCTTCAGTGTATCTGATCGTCAGTTTCGAATCTTTATTAATTGAGCTTATTATTTTTGTCGTATCCTCTGGCGAAAAGTACCCACCAGCATCAGAAACAAAGGGCTTGTTTTTATTGACTCGAATGTATGACTTGCTCCCTATATAGCCCCCACCACCGACCACAATAGAATACCCATCATTTTTCTTATAGAGAACAAACTTTTTCTGACTTATTGCACAGGTTAGTTCATCATTCATTGAATCAACGCTACACATCAAGTCCCAGTTTGATTGATGGTTATCCTTGCTAAGGTCTCCTATAGTACCTGAACCGCCCCAGTGATAAAATAAAACATTTGCATTATCAACCGCGGCCATTTCCTTAACGTAAACGGTAATTTTATTTTTATCGAATACGTCAACTTCGAAATAACAAATCAATTTACTATCTTTAAAAACATGCTTTTCTCTAAAAAAATCCTCCTTAATCTCAAAGGTAGCGTTTTTTGAAATAGATACCTCGCCTTTGCTCGCATAAGAATTATAGTAAGCGGAGCAACTTAATTCTTTTATTTGAGGTTTACTTCCCAGCCACGCAATATCCTTTTTAGATAACACTGACTCCGCATTTGAACTCAAACTAATGGTTGATAGAAAAAGACAAAAGACAATCTTATCGACATTATAGGTTATCGGTTTTACTCCATTTTTTTTCATAAAACATCCTCATATTTAACAAATAATCGGATCCTATCATCTGTTGACGCCACAGGCACTATACGTTATCTTGCATCTTAACGAGGCGTCGAAACCTCTTCTCAGTGCGGCCAGAACCAACCCCGACAGTGTTGGCTTTTTTATGTCTGTCATTCAGTGAACGCATAACGCGGTCACATCCCGCTCAATGTCGGGAGGGCGACTAATACAACACCCTTACGGGGAATAAGTCCGCGGTCTCACTGAGCCGTTTCGAACCTCCCGGCACCACTCCGATAGTGGTAATTCGAAAAAATCAGTGAGGTCATTATGACTAACCAAATCATCATCTCCGATATCACCATTCACAAAGATTCTAAGGGTCGTTATTCCCTGAATGACCTTCATCAGGCTTCTGGCGGTGAGCGTAAGCATGAGCCTGCGGGATGGCTTAGACTTGACCAAACTAATGAATTAATTCATGAAATTTTAAATACGCAGATCTGCGTATTTAAACCTGTCGATTCCCGCAAAGGCCGTTACGGTGGCACCTACGTATGCAAAGAACTGGTTTACTCCTACGCCATGTGGATCAGTGCCGCATTCGCACTCAAGGTGATCCGAGCGTATGACGCGCTGGTATCTGGCACTATGGAAGTGAAGCCAAAAGTTCGCCAGTGCACGGCGACTCAGCTTATCCCTCTGCGCCAGACCGCAGAACGGTTGATCACTACTGGCCTAGGCAAAATCTATCCCGACATCTGGAAGCTGGTCCATCAACGCTTCGACGTAGAACATATCCATCAGTTGCAGCCTGAGCAGGTCGGCGAAGCCATCGAGTACCTTAACGTGCTGGAAGGTGAATACCTTGGCAAGCAATCTGATCCACCAGCATTATCGCTCAATAATGATTACAGTATGGGCTTCTATAAGCCGTATCTTTGGCTCATTAAAGAAAAATCAATTCGCGCACCCTGGACTTACCCTGCTGACTTACTCATCCCTAATGGTGATTATCCTAACCCATGCGGTAGGTTATTAGCCGATCTTGAACAGCGTGGGTTCATTGTTGAAGCTGCTCGTTTCCAGTTACTGGCCTTACAGCATCACCTTGAGGTGTATAAAACGAGAATTGACACAATCCAACACGCGCTTGGGCAATTAACGTATCGCTAATCCTGTGTTACGTAGCTGATGCGGCAAGCAATGCCGCCTCTAAGCCTGCAAAAGGATCGCTGTAGTTAGCGATGAAAGCCCACACGGGTGGGCTATTTGCCTTTCTTTTCTGCTCGTTTTCTTCGGCGCTCTTCACGCTGCTCCTCGCGTTGCATATCGTCGAACACCTTCATTATCGCTTTCATCATCATGAAATTGACGAAGTGGTGATTAACGCAGCCGTGAATGCGTAACTGCTCGGTGAATTCCTCCGCAGACCGCAGCGCCTCCATCATGTTCTTCTCGCCTTTCATGAACTCCGAGAAGTCGCGCCCCGCTCTGGAGGCGCACTCAACGATTCGGTTATTCATGGTCAAGCCGCCGCATACAGCAGCTTCATCTGCCCTTTGACGGGAAACGCAGCCATGCAGCGAGCCTCGAAGTCCTTCTGGTCAATGCTGCAACTGGCAATGTTTGTGACGGCGATCAGTTGCTGCTCGACCTTCTCCAGCGCATCCGGCTTAAGATGCTGATGAATCTTCTCCTTGCTGTTGCCGGCCGCCTGTTTAGCTGCCTGATAGACATAATCAGGAAGTGCTACACCGTAGACCCAGCGAGCGGTGATCTGCCCGAACAGTGCCGGGCAACCGCCCACATGACCAAAGTAAGGAAGGCCGGACATTTTCGACAGCGCCTGGTAGAACGGTTCTTTAAAGCGTTTTTCCCACGATGTTGGTTGCTGGCAGACCATCATGCCGACAACCTGCTCTTCAGTGAGCTGAAAATTTTTACTCAGCAGCAAATTTTTAATGTGGCGGTCGCAGGCGCGGGCGAATTTGACTGATAACCAACGGGCGAACTCGACTGCTAACTCTGGATGAAGCCATGTCCCGCCGTTTCGCCCTTTCTCCACTCTGACTAAAAGGGGAGGAAAATCCTCTTTTACGCCGGAGCCAACAATTCCAAGCTCATCAGCCAATTCGGCGATATAAATTTTTGTCGCCTCGGTCTTTAGCCAGTCCTTTGGAAGCTTACCGTGATGCTTTGCAGCAACGGTGGCGTTGAACCAGCAATCTGCCGTAAAAGGGAATGAATGATCATCGTAATTCATAAGGACAATGTTAGACATGTCGGTATTACCTTTTAGTGATGAACCTTGTCTCACAGGAATCCGGCCCACAGAAAGGCACCGACAACCAGCCGGTATCCTCAAGGCTCATCCTGAAAGGTTCTGTGCGAAGTGCGCGTGAGATGCGCGATGAAATTTGGGTATAAAAAAGCCCCGCGGTGAAGCGAGGCTGGAGACGATTCAATTTTATTCCGATGCTGCGAGCAAAGCGGCCTCTAATCCGGCAAATGGATCGCCACTGTCGCTTACCTCGTCCTCTTCTGTGCCCCACTTGAGTTGAGCATCTTCGATGGTGACTTTACCGCCCTGCGCACCGTACATCGCTGAAACCAACTGAGCATTGAGAATATCGCCACGGATATCACCGATCGGGCTGATACGGTCGTATTCAGCCCACATCCTGAATTCGCCGACCGTCATGGTTTGTCGCAGTTCGCCCAGCGTGCGGCCCATCCGGAGCGCCAGCGCCATCAGGAACTGCATGCCAGGCATTTTTACTTTGCTTTGGCATCATCCGCATCACGAATGAGATCAAGCGCCTGTTTCAGCAACCGGGAATGAACCGGTCCGTAAATCGCTTCAACTTGTTCGGTATCATCGACGGTGAAAACGTACTGCAGGTCGGTATCCAGCAGAATATCAATGAAGAGTGTGACATCTGCCCGCATCGTGCGGAACGCACGTTCTGAAGGGGTCAGTTCTGGCACCTCTGGCGCTTCCTGCCCTTCCGGTAGTTTTGGTTGTTCCGGGCTGGCAATACCCTGCCAGCGAATCCAGGCTTCAGCCGATGGTTCACGAATGATAACTTTGGCGTTTTCCCACTCCGGAACGGTGACTTCTTTTTTACGGAAGCCCGCCATCGGGGCCAGTGCCAGGGCTTTAAGATTCGGTTTTGACATAAAGTTTATCGCCGGTTCCCCGGCGCTCCATTAACTGATAGTGACGGTGTGGTCAGCAGAGGTGATAACAGTGCCATCGGCATCAGTAACCACGCAGGAATAAACACCCGCATCGCCTGATACTGCGCTGGCCTTATTAAACGTTGCGCTGGTCTGCCCGCTGACGGTTGAAGAACCTTTTTTCCAGACGTAGGTATAGGATTCCGTTCCGCCCTGAACCACCACACTCATTGTCAGGGCGCTTCCGGCCGCTACCGTCTGCGATGCAGGCAGGTCTGTGGCAAAAGACAGAATGCCAGAGGCGTCAATGTTGGCTGGCTTGCCTTTCAGGCGCAGGGAGAACGTCGCGGCAACGACGCCGTTGGTCTGTGAATCCCAGGTATGCTGACGAACTTCAGCGCGGAACTGGGAGCCATTCCCGGAAGGGAACACAACCTTAAAGCCGTATACGCCGTCATTATCGTAAGCAGTACGCAGCGTATCCTGCGCCGGGTTGCGGTAGAAGTTACCGGAGAGAGACATCTCAGACGGTGCCGGTAGTCCGTTGATATTTTCCGTTTCTTCGGAGCATAGCGTGGTCACGTCAATATCGTTTTTCTGACCGGCTGTAAAGCTGGCCTGTTTAATGGTGCAACTCAGGTTGAGCCAGGTTGCTGCATCCAGCTCATCCTCAGTGACCGGCACTGACGTAATCATTACTTTCGTTTTTTGGGCGCGTTCGAATAGTGCTGACATTGCAGCCTCCATAAATAAAAAAAACCGCCAGCGGCGGTCAGGTTGGATTGGTTTCAGTCAGGCAATGACGGTTATTTCAAGCGTTGCCCGATGCAGGTGAGTTGTGGTGTCGTAGCCGGGGATTTTTGTCACCTCGGTAGGAGAAAGCACTTCAAGCCGGGCAAGGGCCTCAAGCCGCAACGCCCTGGCCTCATCGTTCGTTTTGGCCCACACATCTACCTGAATGTGCAGCGTCGATTCGGCTTGCCCACAGAACACATCCCCGGCAACATCAGTCGGTATCGAGAAAATGATGTAAGGAGCGGCCGCAGCGGGTAAATCGTCGCTGCCAAGCGGCACCACATACGGATAAACCCGCCCGTCTGCCAGCGGCGACAGCAGGTCATAGAGATCATCCTCTGTCATTTCGCCAGCACCTCATCGATAGCCTTGTTCATTCGGTTTATTGCTGCCTGTGCAGCTTCTTCCTGCCGGGTATCAAACGCGGGACGTACAAAGGGATGTGCCGGAGCCGTAGCAGTCCCAAGTTCGACAAAGCGCCAGTAAAAAGCATTCCGCTTGTTGCTGGCCTTCATGGTGTTGTCGCTGTTTCCCGTTCGCGGATTAACACCACGAATATGCACCCCCGAGGAGATTTCACCGCGACGGCGGCTTTTCTGGGTGACGACAACAACGTTTTTCTTCAGCTTCCCGGTTTTCTCAGGAGCTCTGTCAATCACTTCCTGCCGGAGAACTTCGGCCCCGGCGCGGGTCGAATCCCGGAGGATTTTATTGTTTTCAGCTTTGCTGAGGGTTTGCAGGTCTCGGGCGATATCCTGCAAACCGGAAAAATCCAGATTCACATCAATCATTTTTCGGTCCCCTGTTTGCAGAGAATTTCCAGCCGGGTACCTTTGCTATCTGGCACCGGAGGCCCGGTGACATTCAATGTCACTCCTTTGTAGGGGCCGTTCAGGACAAGAAGCCGCGATGATGCCGAAATATCTTTGCGATATCGAACCCAGACACGAACTGTAGCATCTGCCCTTTCTGCTCCTGCTGTCAGGTTCTCTCGTCCACTGATTCCCTTTACCTCTGCCCAGATAGTGGCGCCGTCAGACCACTCTTCTGTTGGCTGACCACTCGGTGTTCGCGTAGTAATAAAATTTCGGATGGTGATCCGATGCCGCATTGGTCCAATTTTCATCATCCCCTCCGGCTAAACACCCATTTGAATTCGCCAGGGATTCAGCAACCAGCGTGCGGGTCCTGGGATATCAGGACTCAGATCATCCCCGCGGTTTTCATACAGCCAGCCCACTATAAGAAGAACCGCGCTCTGAATGGAGGGCGTGATGATAAGAGGACGATCGCCGGCACTTTCATTCTCAACAGCACTATCCAGAGCAGCCTGGTCAGCAAAAAAGCGTCGGTTAAGAAACTGCATAGCAGCATCCTCCGCAGCGGCAAGATACCCCTCCACCATCGTTTTATCGATTTCATCATCCAGCCTGAGATGTTCCATGGCTGTTTCAGTGTTGATTACCGTCATAACCATTACCCTTTGGTTTCGGGGGCGCGGTTCATTTTGTTATCAGGGACTTCACCAACTATCGTCACCAGCCCGTTACCTTTGAGCTCAGCAGCACGTAAGCGAGAGACATGAAAAGGATCATCGGCGGGCGTCCTGAAAATATCGCCATCCATAAAACGCCGGACAGGCTGAACCTGAATAGTCCCGGCTTCAGTGGGTTCTGGAGCCGCATTTTTACCGTCGGATACAGACGGTTCAGCCACATTTTTTCTGGCCATCACAATCTCCTCAGAAAGAGAGGGCCGCTAAGCAGCCCTGAATTGTCAGCCGCCAGAAGCGGTTACATTACCGGTGACAAATGCTTCCGGACGATAAACTGCTAACGCCAGACGCTCTTCCGCACGAATGGTGACCATGTTTTTAATAAAGTCATCTTCGTTCTCAGTGGAGAGCAGCACTTCGATATCCATGCGATCGAAGATTTGCGCAGCCATGTTGAAGGCTCCAGTCAGGAAGTTGTTCTGCGCCATAGCCTGAGTTTCCACAACAGGAAGACCCCAGATCCGTGGAACACCACCATTGACCGGCTGCGCAATGATGTAGCGGCCTTCGTTATCTTTGGTTAACTCGATGCCTGCCCAGTCAATCGGGTTCAGTACAAAACCAGACGCCGGATATTCTGCAAGAACGGCCTGCAGAACAGCCAGGCGAAGACGGTCGATCGGCGTGGCGTTGGACAGGGTAAGCGCTGGAGCAAATTCTGTTGCCTGCGGCAGAATACCGAGGATATTCGCGCCGGTGCCATCGCCGCTCAGCAACTGCTGCTCCTCTTTAAAGCGAAGACCATACTGAGCACGGCCATCGATATAACTGGCCAGACCGGGCGCATCGTCCAGGATCTGACGGGACGCTTTAAAATAATGCGCAATGGTACGAACCGGCGCACTTTTCAACTCAAACTTAATGTCTGATTTTGGCTTCAGAGCACCTTCCGCCACAGCTGCAGCATTATTGGTAAACCCCGTTTCCTGAACGAATTCAATACTGTTAGATGCGGTATTACCGGGGATAAGCAGATTACGGATGGTCAGAGTGCGTTCCGGCGGGGCGATAATGCCCTGAACACGATCGGAGACCACCAGACTGTTGGTTGCGCTCACGCCAGTGCCCGTAGTCGCCGGCACGTTCATAATATCTTTCTGTTCCAGCTTGACGCGGATGCTCTTACGGGCCGAACTGTCCATGCCTTTGAACTCTTCACTTTCGACCACCAGCTCACCGAGCGATTTTCGCTGTGCAGGTGCATCGTTCGGGCGGCGTGCACCTTTTTGCTCCAGCTCAGTGAGGCGTTCTTTCAGCTCGCTCATCTGATTAATGCTTTCGTCCGTTCTTTGTTTCAGTTCCAGCGAAACGGTTTCTCCTGCCTCCATTTTTCTCTTCACGTCTTCGCCGAAGTTTTTGACCTGATCAATCACCATGGTGAGCTGGGAGGAGATTTCGCCAATACTTTGTGGCTGATCGTCAGCCGATTTTTTCTGGTACATATAAATCCCTTAGAGAATTTTTGGGAGAGAAAACTGGCTCAGTTGCTGGCGCATCGCCGCAATAGCCGCTTTGGTTTCGCCGTCTTCGCCCCCGGACTCACTCCGGTCAAGCAGATAGGACAGTCCGCGGGAGGCGACCGCGGCGGACTGACTTTTCGAGAAACCTGCCTCTCGCAGGAACTTCTCAAATTCAGGTAAGGAAGGAAGATCACCGTGTGACAGCTTCGACTTAATGACGTCAATACGCGCATCATCATTGGCCGGCACGGTAACAATGGAGATTTCAACCAGGTCGAGCTTCGTTAAGGTGCGGATCCGGGTTTTCTCATCGTAATTTGACTCACGGACGTAATAGCCAATGGAAAGGCCGGTAATGGCACGGGTTTTCATGCCCCGCCAGGCGGTTTTCGCGTAGGCCGCGTCTTCAAGCCACAGGGCCCCTTCACCAAAAAGCCCATGTTTATCTTCTTTCAGGGTCGAGATGTCCCAGTTCCCGATGGGTTCGCCGGTGCGATGCTGCCAGAGAACCGGGAACGTTCTCCCCTTCGCCCGTGTTTCCTCGATGCTTTCGAGGAAAGCACCCGGCGCCACGACTTCGTTGTAGCTATCCACCACATCGAAGACAGAACCGTACCCAGAAAAAAGGCCGTCATCGTTGACGGCCTTAATGTCGAAGTCGAATGCCTTTACTTTCATGGCTGCGTTTTTCCGGTACATTCCGGCGTCTCCTCTGATTTAATGCCAAGCCATTCCCGCAATGCGTTTTTGGCTGATTCACTGTCGCCGGACTTACCAAGCTGATCAATCGGCAGCAGGTTGGATTGAACGGTTAGTTGGTCAGCGCCAGGTTTTGGCTGAAGGTTTTCTTTTTGCCGTGCTTCATTGCGGGTCATCAGACCGTTCTGGGTCATCGTTGAGTAAAAAGCGGCACGGGCGGCGCTGTCGGCACGTAAGAGACCTTCGATGGAAAACTCCGCGAAGTACTTATTTCTTTCTCCCGGCGCCAGGAGACTTTTACGAATCGCCTGCTCAATACGGGTCAGCCATGGACGAAGTGAAAACGTTAAAAAGCCAATCAGCATCTGTTCGACGCCACTTCCCCACATCGTCTGCCCCTGGGCGCTATGTCCAATCAACCCCGGCCATACTCTGAACCACCGACAAATCTCTTCAATATTGAATGCCCTGGACTGCAGCATCTGGGCGTCTTCCGGGTTGAGGTCAACTGGCTGAAACTTCATTCCCGCTTCAAGAACCATCATTTTCCCGGTATTCATGGATCCAGAAAATTGTTCAACCATGCTTTCACGTACTTCATTGCGCTGCTCTTTTTTCAGGATCTGATCCATTGAGAGAACGCCACTGGGCCGCATACCATTTTTAAAAACTTTTGCGCTGGCTTCATCTGTTGCCATTGCCAGACCAAGTGTCTGTCGGGCATAACTGACAGGTGACAGGCCCATGACACCATTGGTGCTGAACGCACGGATGTGCATGATGTCCCGTTCATCAATGTTTCGGGATGTACCTGAAGGCCATTCACGGTAGGTATAAATTGGATCTCCGCTCTTGCTTAAATCAACCTTCATCCTTTCTGGCCTGAGAGGTACAAGCGAGGTAATGCGCTTTCCGGTACGATCGATTTCTGCGTAAGCATTCCCCCATAAAAGCAGGCTGGCCATGATCATTTCCCAGAACTCCACAGCGGTCATGTCAGCATTTGGTTGATTATGGAGGAGCTCATAAAGCGGGTGATCATTTGCACTCTGGCGACCATCAGCCGTTTTTTCGTAAAAACCAACAGGCAACGTCGCGATGGTTTCGGATAACAGCCTGACACATGACCACACTGCTGATAACTGCAGGGCTTTATCAACCGTAACGGATTTGCCTGCTGCGGACTGCCCACCTGCATAAGCAGCCCAGAATTCACCGTCGGTAAGGGAGATGGGTACGCCTAGCCACCGGCGAACGGCGCTTTTTATCCGGCCTGGCTTCTTCTCTTTATTCATGGTGACTCACACAATGATGGGATTACTGAAAAAGTCGTCGATGTCGCCAGAATCATCCTCATAGCCTTCGGAGGCACCGATTGCCATAGCGCCCGCTACAATGCCGTCGATACGCCCGGTACTTTTTTTCTTGGCAAAAATTCGGTTTTCTTTCTGATCAGCCTCCGTCACTGCTGAAGCCGCATTCCAGCGAAGACAAGGGTTCGTCCTGATGATAATGACGCTGTCATCAAGCAACTCTTCAAACAATTCGATGGAGTGAGGCATCCACAGCCCGGAATCTTTCGCTTTGTAATACCCTTGCCCATGAGGAATTAAGGGAACAGAAACAGATGCTTCCTCAAGCTCCGGCTCAAGATATTTAATGCGATACTGGTCGAAGGCGATGGCCTTGATATCAAACTTCTGAGTCAGATCGGCAATGCGTTGGGCAACAAAGCCGTATTTCACTGCTTTGCCCGGTGTGGTGTGGATGTGACCATCTCGCTCCCAGGCGTCATAAGGTACCCGGTCCGTTTTGGCCCGTTCCAGTAACGTATCTTTCGGGGTCCAGAACTCCACCAGCAACTTACGCTGTTTTGGAAAAAACAACGCCAGTGCCGTCAAATCACGCGATCCGGACAGGTCTAAACCACCATAGCATTCCTCACCTTCCAGTTCATCTGGATCAAAGCTCTCCTCACAACCCATCCAGACATCACTGCTCATCCACGGATTAGCCGCGTCAACCCACTGACAGAAGTTAAGACGTCTGACGATGCTCTCTTTCGATGGCATCCCGCGGGCCTGAGTCACCTGCTCACGAAGATAGCTTTCTTCAAAGGTGTGACCCAGCGAAGGGTTAGCTTTCTTCCAGCAGGACTCATCCTTGAAAGGATCGTCTCCTTCATCCAGAGAACAAATGAAGGCGAAAAAGCTGTCATCTTCTATCGAACCGGCAGAAACCTTCCGGCCGTATTCGTGATAGTCATAGCAGACGCTCGTTTTATCATGCCCACTGTTGGTGATCATGAAAATCAGCGCCTGCCGACGACCTTTGGTACCGGCACGCATCATTTCAACAACCTGATTGCTTTTATGCTCGTGAACTTCATCAATAAGAGCGCAATGTGGTCGCGGGCCGGACTGCCCGTCATCTGAACTGATTGGACGAAAGAAGGAACCAGACTGAAGAAAAGCCAGGTTCCATTCCTTCCCGGCACCACCTGATTTCTGAATACGTGCGGAAAGAGCTGGAGATTGATCCACCATCGCAACCGCATCACGGAAAAGGACCATTGCCTGGTCTTTCTTCGTGGCAGCGGCATAAACTTCAGCGCGTGCCTCTTTATCCGCAGTGAGACAGTAAAGCCCTATACCCGCAGACAGAGGGGATTTCCCGGATCCCTTCCCGGACTCCACGTAAACCATTCGGAACCGGCGAAAACCTCTGGCGTTTTTCCAGCCAAAAATAGATCCAACGATGAAGCACTGCCATGGCAGTAACACGAAAGGCTCGCCTTCGAAATCACCACCATTGAGCTTCAGAACTTTAGCAAAATAGTCAATTGAGCGTTGCGCCGCCTCAACATCCCAGTGCAGACCACGGGCATGACATGACTGCAGATCGTTGAGGTGGCGCTGGCATGAGTTACGTATGTCAGGACCAGCCAGTTCTTTGCCCGAGGTTACATCCATCGCATATTGGGTTGCTGGATCAACCGAAGAACTTATCGAGCGTGTCCTCTTCGGGGTCTTCGCCATTCACTTTCACCTTCGTCCTTGCCGCTGGCGTCAGACCGAACTCAACCAGGTAACTTTTAAAACGGCGGTCGGCATCGGCCAGCATCGAAACGGCCGGGTTAGCTTTGATAAGAAAACCACCCTCGGTCTGGACGGTATAGGTTCTTCCCTCTACTGCGATGGTGTCGTGCAACTGAAGGATATCAGCGTAAATATCGCATAGCCGTTCGAGGGCTAAGGTATCGGCAACCGTCAACACTCCCATCCCGTCAAGGAGAACAGTCAACCTTCCCCAGGCAACCTTTCCCCAGTCGGTCAGGTGCGCCGGCGGGCTTGGAATTTCTCGCGCCGGAGTCGGTTCTTTATCGTTGAGTTTACGTTTGCCCGGGTTGCCGGAGACCACTTTGAGGTGGGTCGGTTTCGGGCGTCTTCCTGCCATCGGAACCTCCCAGAAAAAAACTTTTCATTTCGCGGTTGTGCACAAAAAGGATGGGCGGCGGTCATTTCGGGTGATTCCCCTGAGGTTTTTACCCACCCTCCCCCTTTGACCAAATATCTGGATGACATTGATGATCCCTGATGCGGCGAACATGCGTGTGCGTAATACCGTAGCGCTTTGCAATAGCCACCAGCGTCTTACCGGATTTCGCCTCTCGCTCAATGCTCAGGATGATTTCAGGCTTCAATTTTGTTGCTACCGCTCGCTGTCCGCGCCGCAGAAAAGCGGCCGTTCCGTGCTGCATGCTGTCAGAAGTGTTCTCCTTTGGCGTTCCCCAATCGAGGTTTGTTTTGCAGTTGTTCAGCGGGTTTCCATCCAAATGGCGGGTGATATGGGAGTCAGATGGCTTTGGCCCGGCGAAGGCAAGCAACACAAGCTGGTGTACTTGCTTCTTCACTTTCGTATCATTGCCTGCTCCGGTATTTACATTCACGTGCCAATACCCGTTATGTAGCCGCATCGACAACTGCCGAACGCTACCTGAGCGGAGCGAGTAAATGAGGCCATCTTCACTTGCCAGATATCCCGGATAACCTGGAATATCTTTCATTTGGGCGCGCGGAAGCCCTGAACCATGTTTCGATTCAATCATCTTAACCTCGTTACTTAATTTCTGTTCAGGCGGTCGCGTGCTGTCTTGGCTTTATGGCAGTCGCGGCAAATCGATTCAAGATTAGAGAGATCGTCAGTACCGCCGTGAGCTTTCGGCTTGATGTAGCCCACCGTCTCAGTGGGTGTATACCTTCCATTTCGCAGGTATTCCTGACAAAGGTATTTATCTCTGTCGAGAACCATTGGGCGTAAACCAATGAGAAGCCGGGTCCAGTGGCATCCCGTTTTCATCGCAGCCGATGACGGTGCCGCGCTTCTCCATTCGCTGTTTCGTTGAGTCGTGATGCTGCTTACACAGCCCTTGCCAGTTCTTCCGGCTCCAGAAAAGCTTTTGCGCTTTCGCTATTGCCTGGCTGTCACCAGAGCGCAGAGCCTCTTTCAGTTTGTGCGGAATGATGTGGTCAACCACAGTGGCCGCTGTCACCCTGCCTTGCTCCTGGCACATGACGCATAAGGGGTGCGCACGAAGGAATAGAAGACGCTCACGGTCCCATTTGCTGCCATATATGCGCGGTTCTTTGTTCATGTTTTTGTTCCTTGAGCATTATCACAGGCACTCAGTGAATGCCTGCTGTAATGCCTAGCTGGACTGCTCAGCAGCGGTATCAAAGAGCGGCAGCGCTTCAGTTGCTTCCTGCACTGCTTTCATCGTCTTTGCCACCACTTCAGTCTCTGATGTGACACGGCTGTATTGCTGGATGAATAGCTGATATTTAAGCGGACTATCCTGAACAAACTCTACAGCGACTTTTGCGGCGGCAGTGTCATAGTTCAGGGTGGATAGCAGGTTCAGGCGAATCTGCTGAGCGTCGGTGATTTCGACCATGTCTTACCTCTAAGCGATGTGGGGAGCATTATCGAGCCACCTCTGGAAGTGGCTCTGTAATGCCTACTGCTCTTTGGTAAATGACGTTACACCGAGTTCAGCAAGCTGATGCTTTACCGCACCAATGCGTCGGCTAAGCTCACCAGTGACGCTACTGCGTACTGCATTAACAAAGGCATCATCCTGATAACGACTCTGAATCGTGACACCTAGCCCTTCCCCACGGAAGACGATTGCGCGTTGTGCTTCAAGTTCCCTAAGCTGTTCGCATAAGATTGAAGCGGCGTTAACATTATTGATGTTCATTTGCTTGTACCTTGCGGGCAGTTCGCCAGCACTGATTTGTTATGCGCCAGAATGTCGCGCTTCGTCTGCTTATCCAGCACGTCAATATCGTGGTCGGTCAGGTAAATGATTCGCACCCAGTTGCAGGCCGCATCAACCACCACCGGGGCGGGTAAACTTTTCGCGCAACTCGCGATCAACAGCGTCATCACCCATACGCTTAATGTTTTCCTGTACATCGCTGGCCCCTTTCGTTGCATCAGCCCGGCGTTCCGCCGCGGCGACGGCGGCGACGGCGTTCTCTTCGGTTCGCTGCTGATCGGCTTTGGCTTCTGCCTTACTGGTGCCGCGAGCATGACCAATGCCAAACGCGCCAGCGATAACCGCCAGCAAAGCAGTTGCCAGACCAATAATCATTTCAATGCCCATAAGGACCTCACACCAGAACAGATTTAGCTTTCAGGAATCGGGCGCGTCGGTCATCAATGCCGTTCTGACCACCATTGATAATCTGAGTCACGCGCACTAAATCGCCCGGATATTTCAAACAACCGCTTGAGGTATAGAACCATGCGGCGCTGCGGGCTGCGTTAATATCTTTCTCCAGCAGTTCAGGGTTGCTGACTAAATCGAGCCTTAGCGCAGTGCCACATCTCAGGTAGTTATCCAGGAAGGTGATTTGCTTCAGTCCTCGCCCGCGATATTTCCAGCCATCACCTGCTGACTTATTGCCGTAGCGATTGCTGTAGACCAGATTTGCGATCGCTCGTTGACGTTCAAGCGGTAGCGCCTTCTCAGATGATTTGCGCCCGAGTGAGTTTGCCTGGTCCTGCGTGATACGCTTTGCCTTCACAAAACCAGCCAGCCCGGCAACGCTATAGTTGAAGCTTTCTACCAGTTGAGTGAATGACGTACTTTCATGCCCGCATTGAGCAATGAACATCGCCTGGTCGATAGCTAAAGTGATGCCGAATTCTTTCATCGCAGCATCAATATGCGGAAACCAGCGCGCAGCTAACCCGGCGCTGATACCAGCCGCCTTCTGGAATTGTGATTTATTCATCAGTGCCTCAGTGCATCAACCAGACGCGCCACATTCCCCCTGAACCAGAGAACAGCGCCGCAGATAAGAATGTTAGCCAGCACCACCAGCCAGTGGGATGACTCGTACAGGCCAAACAGGAAACGGAAAGGGATGCTGGCATAAACCAGCACCATGAGATAAGCCAGAACGGATATGCCCGGACGGTGTCTCGCACTACCTCGTTGGTAGAACATCAATGCCAGCACAATGACGGCGCAAATGACTGCATTGGCCAGCGCTGAAGGATCATTTACCACTTGAACCTCCTCCCCGGAACCGGGTCAGCATATTGAACAAGCTATTTAGATCCTGGCTGTTGAGAAACGTCAGAACTTTGATGATAAGCGCTGATATTAATACTGCTCCCAACGCATCAAGTGGACGGTCGCTGTAACCAGTCCAGCTTGAAAGCTTGGAACCCACCAGACCAGCGCCCAGAACACCAACAATGAATGACGTCATAAAGTATGCCACCAGCTTACCGCGCGATATGTTAGCTGCCGTGGCCACGTAAAAAACCGCCCCGGCGAACGCACCAAACACCACGCCGTAATCTATTCCGGTAGCCAGACCGAACATGCTGGCCCCCATCAGGCCGCCGGCCGCAACTGAAGTACCAGAGACAGGATCGGACATTTAGCCCCCTCTATTGCTGTGAGTCCTCTCATGAACGAGGGGAATAAAAAAAGCCTGCTCAAAATGAACAGGCTCAAGAAAAATGACTATCGAGGTTTGTGGTGCCGGGTGCCTCCCGGTGAGCATGCCCCAACAGACATTACTCGCGCGGTATTCACAGGGCTTTCGCTCTATTAGTTGGACGCCCCTCCGCATAGGGGGATTCACCACACGGATAATTTAGGATGTAGTCATAGGCGGCGTCAATAACTGACACTCTGTCAAAGGCACCATTACGATGCCTTTTGCACAGTGCTAATCACTGGATCTAATAAGGGGCCAGAGCAAAGCGATTACCCCGGCTACCAGCACGCCATCAGCCAGGATTGACATCATTTTGCTGGTGAAATCGATAGCAACCACCAGAAATAAAAGCACCCCAGCCGCGGCCCAGCGAAGTTTACCGATCACAGGTACTGGTCCAGAGGAAGTTGCAGAGCCTGGGCAATTTTCTTCAGCTGTTTCTCTTCTTCTTCCCCGATGCCGTCGTTATCAGCTACATCAAGACACAGGCAAAGAACATCGACAGCGTCATCCGTCCCGGCAACGTCAGCCAGTTCGCGCAACGCCTGAGCGTTGGCTGAACGTGGTGATGCTTCATAGCGAGCGCGAATATTCGAACTCATCTGGGCAATCTCACCAGCAAATGGCGCAAATGCAGGGAGGGCCGAAATAGTCTTCTCCAGCACTGCAATCTCTTTTGCATCGCAGGTACCATCAGCGTATGCAATCGAGTACGCTCCCCAGACCGTGGCTTCTACGGCATCGCGGTTTTCCATTTTTTTCACCTCAACAACGGCTTTACGGGCTTTCTTTTTAAAAATACCAAACATAGTGACTTTCCTTTTAGCGGGTGAGCCAGCGCTCAGGAATGATCAGCCCACAGAGACAGTCACACTGACTACTCCCTATGGCTCACCCCTGAAAGGCTCTGTGGTTTAATAGCGCCGAGCGTGGCGCGGATATGAAAAAGGCCCGCGAATGCGAGCCCTAACAGCATGAAAATAATATGAATAAAAACCAGAACAAAGCAGATCTACTAAACCATGTTGTAATTTACAACTCTCGGTAAGCTGGTTGCAAAGCTTCACACCATTGTCTTAAAGTCGAAGCTCTTCGTTTCTTAGTTTTATCGCTAAGCGATAAGCACATATCAAACAAAAAAGGCTCCGCCGTTGTGGGATCTAGCTCTGAAAGATTTTTTGCCTGGCTCCATTGTATCCAAGCCCAACCACAATGACTGGCCTCAAAACCACGAGCCGCAATTCTTAATCTCTTTTCATGATCAGATTCAGCTAATTGTTGTCCCATTGCAGAGATTGAACCATTTTCATTAAGTAAACCTAGTATTTTACCTGCGTGTATATAGTACAGTATATGGCGAGTATCCAACCCTGTACTAATTAGATCGAGATATATCCCCTTCCATTTTAACTCTACAACTTTAAAAACTTGATCAATTAAATTTGCTTGGGGCACCTGATAACCGCCAACAACCTGGGCAGACATCTTAGCCAAAGCTGTTGAGTAAAACTCAGCATCCGTTTTTCGAACCGTTAATACAATCTCATCTGTATAGTTATTTTTCAATTCAAAACTTGAACTTGTATTAACAACAGAGTCAAATAAAGCCGAAAGCATTTGAACATCAATCTTATTATTTTTAATAAAACTAACTATATCACCCTTAAGACCAATCAGATCATTTAGCTCTTTTAATAACGGCTCTACTGTCTGCATTTTCTCTGCCTGAAAAGAAAGCACAAAAGATCCAGGGCGACCCGCCACTGGTCGCATCAAGTCCTTTTCATCAAAAGAGTTAATTATAGATGAATATAAGTTATTGAAACATTCGAATAATTTAGAAACACCACTTAGTACTAATGGGTCCGTAGATGACTTAGTTTTCTCCACATGTATTTCATGCGTTGAAAACTCAATTGCCTTGCCTATTTTACCATTAGCTAAAACAGGCAGTACAGAGCTTATAAACAATCCACTTTGTGGCAAAGTCATGTTGTTAGATACTTCAGACGAATCTAAAGCCAATGCTACAACACGCTCATCCTCATAAAAAATATCTAACTGATAGTATTTCTTTTGTTCTTGGTGCATTAGAACGCTACGAATATCTATTCTTTTTCTTTCCAAAGATTCTAAGCGTTCAGCAGATATAGGAATGATGATCCACTTTTCGAAGTCATCAAAGTCCCCTAACCAATAAACAACAAAGAGACTATTTATCTCATTAGTCACTGAGAAAAATTTTGGACCTTCGAAAAACTCATAGACATTTTCGTATTTTAGTTCACCAAACACGCTGTCTTTAAGGAAGATGTTACTCATTTATCCAACCTCCTTATACAAACGAATTTGGCATGAACCTGAGATTCGTTGTAAAGCCATATTGTGTAGTGAGTTGAATCAGGAGCTCCAGTTTTTAGAATAACACCGTCATTAGCTGCAAACTCACCCTGAGCAACAAATCGCTCTCCAATACCATCAGGAAACTTATTAAAGGCATTAATAATTGAATTTTCATCAGTATAAACTGATACGCCATAACAACATTTTAGCTTATGCCCTTTAAATTTTTTTAATCGTTTAGGATTTTCATCTTTCATATTCAAAAAGCACTGATCCCCTGGAGGATTTGCCTTTGTAAGACGAAAGAATACACCTGAAGCATCTTGCGCTTCCTTAGGTGGAGTGCCCGCAGGGAAGTCCGCGGGAAACGTTAACGATTTTTTATTTTTTGTCGTTTGCTGTGAGATTTGAGTCATGTCCATAATCCAAGACGATTAACAGAAAAACTGCCAATCACTTTGGTAAATCAGGACAATCCGTTGGCATTAGATGCAATATAGCAACAAGTAAACACTTCATAAATGCCATTTGGTTATATAAAGAATGACTTAACAACTCCATTTGTTATAAATGCTATATATTGATAGTTGAGCATATTTAGGCACTAAATATGTCCAATTACTGTTAATTGGCTATGTATATATTGAACCTATTCCCCGAGCTCCACATAAGTTCCGTTTCGTGGAGCCGATACCGACGGTTTTGCACCGGAAGAATCTTCGCGGGAGTATGTAGTGCTGGTTGACGGAACTGAACCGCCTACATCCTGCTTACAAGGCAGGCGCTCTCCCAACTGAGCTAACCCAGCAAATTACGCATTTCCATGACCGTTTGATCAAATCGCTCGGTTTCCAGTTCAACACCGATTCCACTCCGCCCGAGCAGAGCAGCTTGCTTTAGTGTGGAACCCGAACCAGCAAAGAAATCAGCTACGACATCCCCTGGCCGACTGCTTGCAGTAATGATCTGCTGAAGCATATCGGCAGGTTTTTCGCATGGGTGCTTACCTGGATAAAACTGAACCGGCTTATGTGTCCAGACGTCGGTATATGGCACCGTGACCGACACGCTAAATGGGCGCCGTAACCGGTAATACTCCTGCTGAAGTTCAGAATACTTCCGGTTAAGTGATTGCCAGGTTGCGACAAGCTGGTGGTGAGGTTTTCCCAGTTCGTTGCGTGAGTGCTTATCCATGGCGATTTTTTGAAACAAAGCCTGCAACTTCAAATAATCGGCTTCATTCGGCAGTTGCCACTGGCTAAGGCCAAACCAGTGGGAAACCATATTTTTTTTACCCGTGGCTTCTGCAATCTGGGCCGACGTCACGCCAAGAGATTCCCGGGTATCCCGGAAGTAAGAAATTAAAGGCGTCATGACGTGTTGCTTTAACTCATTACACTTTGCGGCATATCCATCGTCTTTGGGCCTGTATGGCCCCTGATAATGGTCGGCAAAAATGATACGCTCAGTTGCCGGGAAATAAGCGCGTAAGCTCTCCTTATTGCAGCCGTTCCATCGCCCTGATGGCTTAGCCCAGATGATATGGTTGAGCAAGTTAAACCGCTCTCTCACCAACAGCTCAATATCCGCTGCCAGGCGGTGCCCACAGAACAGATACATGCTGCCGGCAGGTTTTAACACTCGCCAGAACTGTGCCAGACAGCTATCCAGCCAACGTAAATAGTCCTCGTCCCCCTTCCATTGGTTATCCCAGCCGTTTGGCTTCACCTTAAAATAAGGCGGATCGGTAACAATAAGATCAATGGAGTTATCGGGTATCGATGGGAGGTATTGCAGGCAATCAGCATTGATTAATTCAATACTGGATATTTTTACAGTATTTTTCATAGATCAGTAAGCTTAACTCTGATAGGCTCACTTTGCTTTTGCGCTAAAGCAGTGGGCCGTGGTTAGCTTGTGACCTGAAAGCATGAGCTGATGGCTGGTCGGGTGCTACAACACCCACCAGCCGCCCATTTTCACAGCAAAAACCCCCATTACTGAAGGCGCTTATAACATCCGAACTGATAATCAGATAACCCCGCCATTACCAGCTGCGTAAGTATGAGCTGGCAGCGTTCGCGGCTCAGGTGAGTATTCTGAGCAATCTCCCCAGCCGTAGCCGGTTTGTCACTTAACTCATCAAAAACAGCCTTGGCTGTTTCCGTCATATCTTGCTGATTTAGCATGTCTTTTACCTCAAATAAGTGGTGTGACATACAGATAACTCTGGTGACGGTATCCAGCAAGAACTAATTGAAAGAGAAGAAGATTTTATCGATTTTAGCCCATAAAAAAACCCGCTCGCTGGCGGGTTAATCAACGTTGAACATACAAAGCCCATCGTTATAGATAAAATTACACAAAAGCGGCAATTTTGCAAGTAACGTGTCGCTAAATTATGCGATATTTATCAAATCAGAAAACTTTGTCACACATTTAAGTTGTGAGTCGGTATAACTCTCTTCCTCAAAGCATTTTGTAACCAGACTTTCATAGAAAGGTTTCCAGCTGTATCGCCAGGTTCGTTCTGGCAGACCAGGCAGCTCAGAGAGCATACCCCTGTAAGCATTTGAAGACTTAGGACGACTATAACCGCGGCCTTCACAACGTTTACATACTTTGTAGACAGGCACTCCCTGCATCTCTGACTCTTTACGGTCCAGGGTTTTTCCCGTACCGCCACACTGGCATCGCTTGCTGATTTTCCCGGTGCCGCCGCATTTGAAGCAGAGAACATGGTCAACCTCTTCCACCTGACGTTTTACTTCAAAATCCGAAGGTGACTGCCCGAGGTCTTTTGCCCATTGCGGTAATCTCATTTTGTAGTGGCTTTTTTCCACCATTGAGGTTTTTTTTATGAAGCCTGAACCAGAACACTTCCTGCAATCTACGCTGTCAGATGCAGACGAGGCATAGTCGTTATAAGCGAACCGAGCTATTATCAGCATACACAGCGGGAACTTCTTCCCTGCTGCTTTTCTTATCGATCGAGGCGCTTTTGATTTTGCATATTCAGCCAACCAACTGACGGATGCCTTTCTGTCGTGTTCGCTGATTCCAGCTTTACCCAAAAACATTGACAGGCCTATTCCTGCCTCTGCCTGTGTCATCCCCAGAGCGGCCATTACATCTGTCACAGTGAGTTGCTCGCTGGCGGTTGCACGACCGCTATCGGAAATATGCATTCCTTTGGGCGCGAAAAATTTGGGAATTGATTCAATATTCATGCTCAGTACTCCATACACTCAAGCTTTTACAATGACGCCGACACCCATTACCCGATCCAGAAAACGAGCCCACAGCTCTAACTGAGTGCCATATTTCTTTTCGAACTCTGATGTATTGGCGTGTAATTCATCGTGATGCACTCTGCACAGTGGTATCACGAAGAGATCATGGGCCTTGGTGCCAGTTCCCCCCAGACCATTCCCTATTATATGGTGTGGATCGTCTGATGGTTGCCTGCAGCATTCACATGGCTGAGTTTTAACCCAACGTGTGTAAACTTCGCAGGTCCAGCGCCGGCGCTTTGGGCGGCGCATAAATGATTCGGGGCTGTTCGGTTCGACACTAAGCCTCAGAATGGGTTTACTTTCACTCTGAGGTTGCTCAATGAGTACACTGGCTTCCGCCAGGTCTATGCCCTCGATAAGATCCTGAAGGATTTCACCTGCAGCAAATGACGGGACAATATCGCTATCCTTATAAACGGACAGGAAAGGTTCCTCAGGCAGTCTTAAGGCCTGTTGCGCCATCGTCTCGGTTATTGCGTCAGAAATGCCGGATTTCACAGCCCACCAGCAGAGCTCCGCCATCGATAATTCGCGCTCCTTATTGTATCCAAGGCTGATCAGCACCCTTTCAATCACCCAATGAACCAGATTCTGATAAGCCAGCTCTGACAACATTTCGGTGGTCTGCTCACGTAATTCATTATCACAATGCCAGCAGACAACCATGGCGCCAGGCGGATGCCGCATAGTCACTAATTCATGGTGGTGATAGTGGGAATGCGGGTACTGGCACTCTCTGACATGTCGTAGAAGCCAGGCCTCAAGAGCGTTAATTCCACCAGCTGCGTTAATAACCCTGTCATCCCTCATGAAAAAACGCAGAATGTCCATTTCTGCAAGGGGCTGACGTGCATCGGCGATCCGCCCAGTGGGCAGTGTTTTCATCTTCTCTGGCTGACGCTCTATCAGGACACGGCCGCCGGTAAAGAGAGACATCAATTCGCGGCCTGGTTTGAAAAGAACAACGCCCAGGCGCGGCACAATTTCCGGAGTAAGCAATGCTCGCACAATCCCCCCTAAACAGTCAGATCTTTAAGCTTCTGCACGGCTTTACCAACTTCAGCCATAGCATCTACGAACTCGTCAAACTTCCTGCTGGCCATTCCATATGCCTGGAGAATTTCCAACTTCAAGGGATCGAGCTGTTTCTTAATTTCTGCACGATCCCCTGCTTTTTTCTCCGCTTCCTCTGCCGCTTTGATCAAGGCGTCGGCCTGTTTACGTAATGCTTCCGGAGTTACTTCGAGCTGTTTATTCATTTTGCATTCCATCGTCGGCTGAGGAGGTGTCATTACAGGCGCCACAGATTTGTGACCATATTTCGGGTGGTGCAAGGTAGTAGACCTTCCATCATCTATCACGCAGAGCATCCCGCTTTCCCGGATTATTTCGATCAGGGTCTCTTTGTCTTTGCGATTGAGCCCACTGTATGCCGCCACTTTGTGCGTCAGGTGGGTTAGCGTTGCGCCTTCTGGTTGCCTCTCTACAAACCGCTTTACCCTAGAAAGCACTGGTTGCAGGTGTGGGGGAGTTATTCTCATGTTCACACCTTACTGCGTGACAACGCCAATGAGCTTTAAAAGCTCAGGAAATTTCGATTCGAAGAAGTGCGGTTGCGTCTCACGTGGATTTGCCGGGCTGGTGATGTTTTTACCGTACAGACAACCTTTTGCCGTAACAGACCAGAATCTTTTCACGCCATTGATACCCGTTCGGCTGCGGCGCTCCTTCTGCTCGACTATGCCGTGACCAGCCATAAGGTGATAAGCCTGGTTCGCGGTCATTCTGATGTTGTTAGCTTTAAGCAAAGCGCTAAGAGACAGCGTTGGTCTGCTGGAACCATCCTGCGCGCCAGCTGGTGCATCAATGGCATATGAAGGCATTAAATCAGGCAGCCCTGCTACCTGCTGAAGCTTCTGATATGCCCCGAGCTTTGACGAATTAGAGAGATTGAGCATTTTGGCTGCAGATTCCAGGAGGATTATGCCAGCTTGAATACGATCGGTATTGACGGTTGCAGCCCCAGCAGTGTGGAGCGCGTCAAACGTTCTGATGACCTTCAGATTAAAAACAGCGCTGATCCACATCGCGTAGGCATACACCAACTCACGGCAAACATAGGTACCTTGCTCATTTCCGCCGCGGATGACACTTACAGGTTCTGAAATATCCGAGTTGCTATTTTGCAACTCACCTATCAATTGCGCAGTTTGTTCGTTACGGAGCCAGAATGCAGGCTTATGGCGGTCAAGGGAGCCGGAAGCACGATGGAGATCGTTTAGGCAATAACGACCAAGGACATCACGACGAACAGAAATACCATCAATAACAAAAAAAGTGTGATTATTGGATGCAGCAGCACCCATGACGTGGTTAGTCATAGCTTTCTCCATACATTTTTATGTGACGAAGGGCCTGCACGCCCGTTTCGTTTGCACTCTTTGACATTACTGCCATATCGGCGAACTTTCAACCCACAGCTGTACATGTATCCACCACTTTTTGATAGCAGACTATGGTGATTTCTACCCTGCCTCCTTCGACGATTTCACCCCATTCAATAGCCATACGCTTAACCTGGTTGTCGTCCTCCCAGATACCGGCATAAGTCAAAGCATCAAGAAGTGCCTTGTTGTAATTGTCCAGGTCACGCCGGCGATAGTCTGGCGGATAGAGAATAATTTCTACAGCTGCTGGCGCGGTAGATGGTTTTGGTATTGCACGCAGTTGCTCAATGATCGCTGAACGTACTGCATGTTTGAATTTACGGCCGGCTGCGCTGACAAGGTGTTTACCTTTTGCGGGCCCCTTATTTGGGGACCGCCAGTAGGTGTTCACGCTGGGTGGGAATGGAAGAATAAATTTCATTCTGCCTCCAGCACTATTTTCAACTCAAACGGAACATCTCCTCCGCAATAGCAGAGCGGGCCAAGGTCAGACATGAGGCTCCACAGGGTCATTGACGTATAGCCATTTTCGTCTGTTACCGGGGGCGAAAAGTCTCCGAAGATCGCCGGGTGCTGGATTCGATTCTCTTCGTGCTGGCTTCTCATGTAACTTAGAGCTTCGGCAGTAAGTTTCACTTTTACGATGCTGTTGAGATTGACCGATATTTCTCTGGCCAACAGCGAAGGGGTGATACTGATACCGCGAGAAACTCCGCGGGTAATCTTGATTGCCCCTTTTCTCTCCAGCGCCTTGAGGTGCGTTGCTGCGGCATTGGGGGACCGGCACCCCAACATGCCGGTCAGTTCGTAAGTTGTAGGCGGAAAACCATGTTTATGCTGATATTCGATCAGGAGGTCCAGGACCTCCTGCTGCCTTAAGGTCAAGGAAGTCATGCTGCCTGCTCCTCTCTGTTCACGCACATTTCGGGTAAGTTGGCGCGTACCAGCGCTTCGGCGAACGGCGGCGGGACGGCATTGCCACAGCGCGCGACCTGCTTATCCTTTGCATATTTCACGCCGCGGTAATCCTGGTCGATGATGTACCATTCGGGGAAGCCCTGCGCCCGGTAGAGCTCGCGCGGCTGCAGCATGCGCATGCCGATATCAACGATTCGGTAAGTCACCCCGCCAATTTCCACCAGTCCGGTGCTATCCTCCCCGCAGTATTCCTGCAGGAACGCCAGCACCTGCTGCGCGCGCTCTTCGTCGTAGTCCTCGACTGCCAGGGTCGTTTTAACTTCTCCTACATGCTGGCCGCCGGCAGTGATAGTCGGCATCGGCTCGTCAGTAGGCTGGCCGTCACGGCAAGTACCGCGCAGTTTAACCAGATGAGAAGCGACTAATGCATGGTGATCGACAGTCGTTACTGAATGCGCTGGCTCATCCAGCCCCACGCCAGCGCCCTGATAATTCCCTCCGTAGTGTTTTGCCAGGAACGCACCAACTACGGCATGTTTCCCGCCACCAGCCACAACGGTGCCCAGCGGCTTATCCAGTCCTGGCACGCGAGGTGCCTGTCCTGGCCGTTCCCCGTATCCCATTTGAATGAGCGTCGGCACAACCAGCTGCGATTTACCGCCACCGCCCGCGGTGATTGTTGCGCTAGGCTCATCCGCCCGGTGTCCGATGCTGGCGCCGAACTGCCGGGCGATAACCGGAGCGACGACACAGGCACGCGATTCTTTCAGGATGGTGTGAGCGGGTTTATCGAGCGGGCGTGGTTTAGCCTGGTACTCGCTGCCGCCATTGCCAGCCAGGAACGGCGCCAGCTCTGCTTCAACAATACCCAGAGCGTGACCATTCCCGCCCGGGCGTTTTGCGGTACCGGCCGTCACCGTCGGCAACGGATCGGTGACTTCCTGACCGGTAGCTCCGGTTCGGAATTTTGTCAGATGAGGTACCGCAATTGCGTAGCCGTGGGTTTTCGTAATCGTCTGTAGCGGATCGTCCAGCGCCTGTCCCCGGAAACAGTCGTATTTGCCGCGTGTCGTTGTGTGATTGCACTTCACGATGAACGGCGAAGCGCTTTCGATAACAAAGCGCTGAATGCCGCGGGCAATCCGTTTTAGCGTATTCTCTGCCAGTGACTTTTTGCGACCGAAGATGCTCGGCGCGGGGATTGACCAGTCTATGCATTCCGCAGCTGTACGCCACGGCTCAAGCTGGCCCGCCAGCACGGCGGCAGACTTCGGATCCCCGTGCGTGGCTTCCGGCCAGACTATCGGTTTCCCGTCCCGGCGCATCAACATAAAGAATCGCTTGCGAATCGTCGGCGCACCATAATCACAGGCACGCAGTTCACGATATTCAACCTGGTAACCAAGCCCGGTAATCAGACGCCTCGCGTCTTTGCTATCAGGTGATAAGCCGAGGAAATCACAACATTCATAAAGAGCCGGGTGTTCCGCAGGTATACCGTTGGATAGCATTCCAACAAATGCCTTGAAGGTTTCTCCTGAGCGATCAGGGTCTGGACGCATTTCACAGGAAAGTAATGGCCCCCACGTTTTAAACTCTTCGACATTCTCAAGGGCCATTACACGGGGTTGAACATCCAATGCCCAGCGCAAAGACACCCAAGCCAGACCACGAATCTCACGTTTAACGGGCTTACTACCGCGCGCCTTTGAGTAATGAGTGCAATCAGGGCTAAACCAGGCGAACCCTACAGCCTTTCCTCCTGTCGCCGCTTTAGGATCAACATCAAACACATTTTCACAATAGTGAAGCGTATCTGGATGGTTAGTACGATGCATGGCAACGGCGTTTTCATCGTGGTTAATCGCGATATCAACGCTACGCCCTATCGCCAGCTCAATACCTGTACTGGCGCCACCGCCACCAGCAAAATTATCGACAATGATCTCACGCATGAGCGGTCCCCCTCATGCTGCCGACCAGCCCACCAGCAACGGTGATGATTTCGCTGGTGGGCACGCGCTCCAGCCACAACTGGTTAATGTGGGACTTCAGTTTGTTCTGTTGGGAGAACTCCAGATCCTCTGCGCCTTGTACCTGTCCAAAGACGAGTCCAACTTCCAGTGGCCAGATCCGTGATTCAGGATCAGCCAATGATGCAACAGCATCGGGGATGATCACTTCAGGAGACTGAACTGGCGAAACTGGTGACAGGAATTTTCCTGCAGCAAACTCAGCCAGCGCCATACTTGCGCGCCCTTTTGCTTCCAGCTCAACGCGATCGATATAGCTAAAATGTTCACCGCGCCAGGTCTTATCAAATACCGCAATGGCCCCGGCAAAGAAGGCGCTGGTGGGCTTCTGCTTTTCGTCGGCCGGCACAAACCACGTTGGGAGATCGAATCCAATACGACCACGAATAAACATGATGTGATCGGCATATTCCGGCCACCATGTTTCACTTGTTGCTGACTTCACGAGGTAAATGTAACGACCACCCTTTTCACGCTGCTCGGCGGTATAGTTCATAATATGAGTCATGCCAGTGATGGCTTGTTTTTCATGGTACTGCGAACGGCTGTACGGCGGATTAGCAAAGGCCGCTCCTCCGAGTTCTACCAGACGACCAGCCCAGTCCTGCGTCAGCGCATTATCTTCAGCGGTATACCATGCCGGGCATTTTGTATTGCTGTCGTCTGCAAACAGGTCCAGTACCAGCGGGCCAAACATAGCGTTAACGCCCCAGAACAGCAGATCAGGGGTACGCCATTGATCCCCGACTTCTTTCAAATAATGCGAACTTCGCTGGCGCTGTTCCTCAAGTGCCAGGCAATAAGGGCTGACGGTTTTTGTTAAAGTTTGCTCTTCTGCGGTCATAGCTTCTTGTACTTCCTGACTCATAGTTTTCCCCTGCGCTGATCAGCATCAACAAGTGCTCTCAGTAACCAGTAACGGCGATCAAAGCTGAAAAGGTCATTTCTGAGGAGTGCATATTTTCTGCGAAAAATAACGTCGTGCTGCCACCAGTAACGCCAGTGATGCAAACGCACAAGGCGCCGGAGACTTATCAAAATCTTCTTCAATCGGAGCACAAGTCACCTCCGCAGTAATTTCCAGCCAGATAGCATGACCCGGCAGAATCATTCATGTTTCTGGCGTTTCGAACAGAAGCATTCTTAAGACGCAGGTATCGCTCTCTTGCTTTAGCTGTACAGTTGCTGTCACAAAGTTGCTGCCATACGGTCGCCGCACGGCGGTAATAGCGTTTCTCTTCCAGCTTTTTGGCTGTCGCTTCAAGGGCAAGAATCTCCCCCGAAAGCCCACCAGGCAGGTATTCTTCAATATCGATGGATCCCGCTACGAAGTAGATAAACCCACCAGTAACTTCAACGCTGGCAAGTTCCCCGTCGTAGTAAAGGCGATGAACAGCGCTCTTCACTGTTACCGGTTTGGTTTCAGGAAATGCCGCAGTGATATCGCGCAGCATTTTGCCTGGATTCTTCTCAATAAATTCAAAGATCGACTTGGCTATGTTCATCCCCGGAACCCCCGTGGAATCGTGGTTTGTACTGGACTAATTGAATTAACATCCCGCGGTCTGGTTTTGTCCCACGACTCCCTTGGCGGGCGGCCTTTAGCATCCCAACGGATAGCGCTTTGCAGATATCCCTCGAATTTTTTAGGGCCGAAAAGTGTCTCGGGTCGCATGTACTGGTATTGCTCGTCGTTGCCATGCCAGTGCTCATGCTTGACGTCAATTACCAGTTTCAAGTCGCTAACGGTATGACCTTCGCGGAGGCGGGCGCGAATGTTCTCCAGCGAGGTCTTAGATTTCTGGTAACGGGAACCGCTGACCAGATTCAGGTGTGCCAGAACTTCGATCGCGTTATCGGTAATAACAACTTCAGGATCCGGCTTATCGTCGGGTTCCGCAGGAGCCCGACAAGAAGGTTTTTTAGATGACGGATCTAATGACGGATCTAATGACGGATCGCCTTCAACCATTGAGGGGTCCTCCCGCAATATTTGAGGGGGTACAGACCCATTATTTGAGGCATCAGAATTTGATGCCTCAAATTTTGAACCCTCAAATTCTGAGGCATCAAATTTTGATTGTTCACGTGGCGTTGCGTAGAAGATTTTTGCTTCAGCTGCTGCACGTTCAAGCATGTCCACATTGAGTTTATAAACGTTCGAATTATTCTTTCCGCCCACGCGCCGTTCCTGCTTCTTCAGCCAGCCTTTAGCCTGAAGCTTTTTGATAGCGCTGCGGACAGTATTCTCGCTCTTGGCGCCGATCTGTCGCTGAATAGTGGTTACCGCTGGCCATGACACACCTTCGTCATTACTGAAATCTGCCAGGCGAGCCATGACCGCTATTTCTGAGATTATCAGCCCTTTGAAAGCGCATGCTTCCCATACGAGGCCGTGTAATTTACTGCTCATGGCTGCCCTCTACTTCCCTGAACTTGCGTTGAAACTGATCGAGTGGGCTAAAGCACTCGTGGGAATAGCCTTCCCGCAGGTAGATGACGCGACGTGTCTCAGGCTCCCAGCGGATAACTCTGACTGGATTGCCATAGTGGTCTTTGAACTTCCGGTTAACTTCTCGCATAACGCTTTAGCCCTCCGGTTAAAGACCCCCACAACTCCGCGTGCCCGACTGTGGTTACACTCGACCCATTTACCGCATACCATGCGCTCATACCGAAACGACGAAACGCCCGGGATCGGGTACATCCGTAGTTGCGGTAATTGAAGATTTACGATTAAATTGCTCATGCGGATTATTTCTCCATACACAAAGATTTATTCGCCACGACGCCCGGAGCTGCACACTCGCGGGCGTCACTATTTTCTGGCAGGCAATAAACACGAGAAATCAGGTTGAGAAACGTCATCAGCGTGACCCTGAACTGGTAGGCGATATCATTCAGACTTTGCCACTCCCCGTGTGTAACCACCCCATCATCGATATATTCCCGATAGGCGCTGACCAGCTCGCCGAGTTGTCCCACCAGCTCCGCCAGCTTCAAACCAATCTCTTCGTTCTCGTCTTCATGAGCTGCGCCAGATACATGGATCCCGTTGTCGGTTTCACGTGAAAAAACATCGGCGATGTAGCTAACACCTGCTGCCTTCTGCAGGACCATTGCCCAGCCCATAGGGAATATCTGATCTCCACCAGCACGCAGCCGGTTGAAGATCGCGTCCTGGGTGGTATCCAGAATCTCAGCTGCTTCGATATAGCCACCAGGTAACGCGGCTATTGTTTTACGGATTGCTGCCACCAGCCACGCGGGCTGTTTTTCTACTTTCCAGGTTGGTTCATTACCCACGGTGTACCCCTTATCTCTGTGGTTCCTATCAAACTTTTTGTTCTTTAAGCTTGCTATACAGCTCCGGTTGGAAAACAAGTTTCCCATCGGTGCGGTACGCGGCTTCAGCAGCCCTCCCTTTTGGGATCAAGCGACCGGGTCTGTTCCGCCACTGATAAACAGCTTCGCTGGATATGCCAAAGAACTCGGCTACCTTCTCAGCGTTTCCAAAGTACTTTTCAACATCATCGGTGGTCATAATGGCTCCTTTAACTAAGTTTGATTAGATAATAATTACCAATCTATCTTTGGTCAATAAAAACTAAGATTCCTTAGCTTGATTGACTACTGGTGTGTAAATGGAAACTGTCGGACAACGAATAAAATCGCTTAGGCGAATCACCAGAACCTCACAAAAAGAGCTTGGGAAGTTTTGTGGGGTCAGTGATGTCGCAGTTGGGTATTGGGAAAAAGACGTAAACGTCCCAGGAGGGGAATCTCTTTCCAAACTAGCAAAATTCTTCAATACATCAATTGATTACATACTTTTTGGCACTGAGTTTGAGGGAAACTTAATAACTAAGATGCGAAAAGTTCCCGTGATATCGTGGGTGCAAGCAGGATTATTCACTGAATCAAAGCCTGAAGATGTCTTGCATGATGCCGAAAAATGGGTGGAAACGTCTCTCCGCATCAGCGATAACTCGTTTGCCCTTGAAGTAAAGGGAGACTCAATGACAAATCCTAATGGACTGCCCACGATTCCTGAAGGCGCAACGGTCATCGTTGATCCAGACATTGAGCCAATCCATGGAAAGATTGTAGTTGCACGAATAGATGGGACCAACGAGGCCACGGTCAAAAAACTGGTTGTAGACGGTCCGCAAAAATTTCTTGTCCCGCTAAATCCCCGTTATCCTAACATCGCCATCAATGGTAACTGCGTCATTATTGGTGTGGTTAAAGGCGTTCAATATGAGCTCTGATCTAAGCTAATCTCCCTTCGACACCAAACTAAGAAAAGTTTGGTGTTTTTTCTTGACGACAAAACTAAGTTAAGTTAGATTTTCATCTATCAACAGCGAAGAGGCAGGACGCCCACGAAGTAGCCGCCCGGGGCATATGAAGTCCGGGATGATTCGCTGACAGATAAACCAAATAGGAACAGATCATGGCAAGCAAAGGCATTGAAAACCTTATCAAGGACGCATTAGCAAACGGCTGTCATGTAGTCCGTAAAGCGCATCGCTTCGAGGTAAGCAAGAAAGGCCAAAAATCAATCACTCTTATTATTTTTGAAGATGGCACAGCTTACCGGGGAGATATTGACCTAACGATCGCCATAGCCATTCGCACTCAAAAAGAAATGCGCAGCATCCTCGGCCTGCCGGCCAAGGCAAGTTAATTACCACAGGTGTCTTCGGGAGGGGTTGCGGAGCTGGATTGACCACCAGCAACAGAAACTCACCCGACATACAGCAGCCGTTTAACCCACGGCGTCGGGGGTCCAGTAGACCTGGATTAATACTGTAGGGGTTGTGCCGGTTGGTCGCCGGCGCCCCGCCCGAAGATACCTGATCGAACATGGCGAAAGCCGACAGCGTTGAAGGCGATTTTCTCGGTTTGCGCGCTAAACAATAGCGGGGGTGAAATCGGGGCGGAGAAGCAGAATCCGCGATGTCGGGACTTGATACTTCCGGCCATACCAACAAGCCGAATGATCGCGTAACGATCCTTTGCATCTGCCCCGGCGAGGTGGCGCCGCCGGACCGGGGTAGATGAATCGTACACAACATGAAAGCGCATTCCCCTTCTTTCCGGTGGGGATCGGTTTGTAACTGAAGGAGTGCGCTTCCAGTTGTGAACGGCAATATTCACGACCGTTGTATGGCACATGCAGCGTTAGCGGCCTGAGAGTTCCCTTGAAGTTCCATGCGCTATCCGGACAACTGGAATGTGCAAGCTAAGTGTTTCAGGCACGACGTGCGCCCCACCAGCGCGGCGAAAAGGTGTGACGCCCGGGAAGAGTCCGGGACACAACGATGAGGGCATTGACGAGCAAGGCACAGAGTCTGGTTCGATTCCAGACGCCAGGATAGTTCTATATCTGGTGATGGGCAGGGAAAAGGTCCGTTCGATTCGGACACCGGCAGTGCTCTCTTCGTTGTGGTAATTGCGGCTATGCGCACGTGACGAGCCAAACCCGTTCAATGAATGCGTTTCCGGGCAGTGTACGTCGCCGGTTATGGCTTAACCCGGCAGGTGGAGGCACCACCGCCACAACCTAGTTAACTGTGCTGTGTGTAGTCTTGGCGGTTATCCAGTTTTCCACTATCCAAAGGAGGAAGAGGATAACGTTCTGATGGATAACCGCCCTTTTTACACAATACACAAGAGCATCACCGGGCGACGGGCTCATTACCCAATCCACCCGGGCGGATTTGCAGCCGCAGGTGCTCTTCTGTGTTGTGTACGGAGAAATTCCCGGCGGTGGCAGCCGCCTTTCGAGAGGGTAAAACCATGAGTAATGATCGCATGACAGTCGTGCCCGATTTCCTGAGCGAACTGGACGCCGGCGTATTCATGAACAAGATTGCGGCGGCTCTGAATACCACCGCGCTCGGCGTTCTGAACAACGGCAACAAAGGCAAAGTAGTCCTGACCTTTGATTTTGAGCGTATGGGCAACTCTGTTGAAGAGAAGCGCGTCAAGATTAAGCACAAGCTGAACTACAGCACCCCAACTCCCCGCGGAAAAGCGTCGGAAGAGGACACCACCGAAACACCAATGTGGGTCAATAAAGGCGGTAAGCTCACCATCCTGCAGGAGGATCAAGGGCAACTCTTCGGTATCACCGGTACGGTGGACGGAAAGCTTAAAGCGGCTCAGTGATCCGCACGCACAAATTCACTGATACCACTTCGCTAATCAGTTAATAAGGAATTTTTATGTCTCAGTTAGACAGCGGTACTTTTCAGCAGGTTAAAGACCTGGTGCTTTCCGGTTATCACCTGAACGATATCCACGGCCTGGCCTGCCCGACCGCCCTGTTACCTCAAAATACAAGCGTTGAAAGCCTGGAGCGTTTTTCTTATGAGCGCTTCCGTTTCCGTGGCGCCATGGACACAACCAGTATTGATGATTTCGTTCGCTATTCTGTTGGTTATGCCCAGGAAGAAGAAAAAGCACGTTGCTTTATTGATGCCGATAACATGCTTGCTCGCTCTATCTTCAACATCGGTACGCTGGATAACCCAGGCCACGCTGATAACGTCGCCTCTATCAAGCTTAAGAAGACAGCGCCCTTCCGCGCGTTACTGGCGATCAACGGCGATCACCTTAATCAGAAGCAAATCGCCGAATGGCTCGAAGACTGGAGCGACTATCTCACTGCGTTCGATGCTGACGGACAGACAATGAAAATTGCACAGGCGGCGCAGGCGGTTCGCCGTGTCACTATCCAGCAAACTAATGCCGCCGATCATGAAGACGGTGATTTCAGCGGCAAAAAATCGCTGATGCAAAGTATCGAAGCCAGCAGTAAAGATGTTATGCCGGTCGCGTTTGAGTTTAAGTGTGTACCCTATGAAGGCCTGGGCGAACGTCGTTTCAGTCTGCGCAACAGCCTGCTGAAAAGTAGCGACCCGGTGTTTGTTCTGCGCATTGTCCAGTTGGAGGCGCAGGAAGAAGCGATCGCCAATGAGTTCCGTGACCTGTTGGTTGGCAAGTTCGACGGCAAGCCGGTAGAAACCTTCATCGGTAACTTCAAAGCCTAATTCAAAGCCTGATTGCTCAGCCTTAAATCCCCGCAGCTGCGGGGATTTATTGAAGCGTAATCCTGTAATTAATCGCCACCTGGCGAGGGATTCCTACACCCAAAAAACAGCGCTGTGCAGGCGTAAAGTATGGAGAAAAAAATGAGCTTTATTCAAACCTTTTCAGGCAAACATTTTAACTATCTCGACATCCAGCAAGACGCCATCGAGATCGAAGATATTGCTAATGCACTCTCGAACATCTGCCGCTTTGCCGGTCACCTGCCTGAGTTCTATAGCGTCGGCCAGCACAGCGTTTTAACAAGCCAACTGGTACCTCAAGAATTTGCGCTTGAAGCGCTGCTGCATGACGCCGCCGAGGCATATTTGCAGGATATCCCTGCCCCATTGAAACGCCTTCTTCCTGACTACCGCGCCATTGAAGATCAGGTTGATGCAGCTATTCGCCAAAAATTCGGCCTGCCGGCTGAGCAGCACCCAACCGTTAAATATGCCGACCTGGTGATGCTGGCCAGCGAACGTCGCGACTTTGAGATCGACGACGGCACCCACTGGCCGATGCTCGACGGCGTCATTCCTACCGACCAGTTTGTGATTAACCCCGTCCGCCCGGGCCAGTCTTACGGCATGTTCATGAACCGCTTTAACCAACTGATGGAGCGGCGCTAATGGCACATGTGAAAGTGAAAGAATTGGTTGCTGCAGCATACGCTGCAGCACCTGACCTACCACCAGCAGCAGCACAATTAATGCAAGACATAGCGTCAAGGCTGGATGTGACCTTTGTCGCCCTTACAGAGGCAATGGACCAGAACACCGCTATGGCCGCGATGATAGCGAACCTAAGCGAGGAAAACATAAATGGCTAAAAACTCGATCGATGCTTATGGCGCCAGCGGCAAGACAAACGTTCTGATGTTCGAGCCGGAAAATCTGCATATTGTCACTGACAAGGCCCACCCGCTTTACGATGAGCGAGTCAGTCTGCCGATCGATGAAGGGATGGTGCTGAATATCAAGGAGCTGGGTGTTCTTGAGCCGATTATTGTCTGGAAAGACCCTGAAAAGGGGCTCACCTGTGTGGTTGTCGGTCGTCAGCGCGTTAAACATACGCTGGAAGCCAATAAGCTCCTGCTGAAAGAAGGCAAAACACCGCTGCTTGTTCCTGGAGTCGTTAAGCGTGGGTCGGCAAACCAAATGGCCAAATACATGGTTAGCGAAAACGAAATACGCCGACCTGATACGCCGTTAGGTCGCGCTAAGAAAATGTCCGACGCGCTGGACCGTGGTCATGACGAGGACGACCTTGCGGTGTTGTTTGGCTGTAGCGTTCAGACCGTACGAGCAACGCTGTCACTACTCGATGCTACCCAGGCTGTTCGGGAAGCGGTGGAGTCCGGCACAGTCACCGTTACCCAGGCGCGTCAGCTTGGCGCGCTCCCTCCTGAAGAGCAGCGGGCAAAAGTGGCAGAAATCGAGCTGGCGACAGCTGGTACCAAAGGCCATGAAAAATCCCGTCGGCAGCGTCAGGTTCTCGGTGAGGCAAAGCCGCGCATCAAATCACGTAAGGAAATCACAAAAGCCCTCGAAGATGCCAGCGGCGAATATGCCGAGGCTCTGCTCTGGGTACTTGGGGAGGCGAAATGAACTTTGAACCTGAAAATTACAGCCGGCGCGCCCTTCTCTGGTTTGCTGCACTGGTAGATGTTGCCGGGTGGGTTGCAGTAGTCGCTGTGACCTGGGGCATATGCATGATGATCGAATGGGTGACGGCATGAAAGAACTGAAATTCTACGGCGCCAGTGACGATCTTTTTGAATGTGAAGGCGCACTTCGAGAAGAAATCTGTATGTACAGTAATCCTGGTGTTTATCACCTCAGATCATCTGAAGGGCAAATGCTGGTTATTGCCTGCTATACCGACGAAGGTTGCTGGGCTATCGGTGTTGGCCAGGTCAATGAAGAAACCCAGCTTCCTGCATGGCCGGCATCTTTCAGTCAGCATGACCGTGGTTATAGCGTGGTTCTATCACTACAGGTTCCTGACGACACCGAACTGGTGCTGGAGGATAGCGATGACTGAGATCACCAAGTTAGTTAAGAATCTGCGCCATTGGGCAAGTATGGCCTCACTGACCAGCGAACAAGTGTCCTGCTTAAGCGTTCAGCAACTCGAAACTATTGCGAATGAGCTTGATTCAGCCCACCAGCTGATCGCCGAACTTGAGTCATTTCGTACCGCCTACATGGAATGGAGCGATAAAACTGATTGGATTCAGACGGACAGACGATTTGACATAGTGAAGCCGCTAGGCAAACACCGCGCTGATGTGCTGAAGACGTATATCGATCATTTGGAATCTCGCGCCGTGAAACTGTCGAAGCGTACCGTTGGTGAAGTAATGCATATGAGCGGATTTAGCCGCGACTACGCCGAGGGTTGGTGCTCAGGCAATGATAACGCCATTCATGAAATGCGTGCCGCTGGCATCAAGGTTGAGGGGGAGTGATGCGCGAAATCGGAGAGCTGATTACAGCGGAGAAAGCCGCCACTGTTATATACGAAACATTCGGACACCTGGACGCGAAGCCGGGAGAGCGACATAAAGGCTGGTTCGTTTTTATCAACGGTCAGCATGGCGATATGGACGTGGTGTACAGCGACTTTCCAACGTTTGGTGAAGGCCCTGGATATTTCACTGACAGAGAGGACTTCATCTGGGAGTTAATTCGTGATGATGGTCCATGTTCTGCTATCGGAATCTACCGGTTTGATGGTGAATATCGCCTGCCCAAAAGAAAAGGTCCGGCCCGTTTCGTTGGTAAAACTACCTGCATTCAGACATTCGGCGAGGCTGAGTAGATGAAAATTAACGTAACTCCAGCCCAACTTGAGGCGATTAAGCGGCTTACCGATGATTGCGCTTCGATGATTGGCTGCGGAAATTATGAAGCAGATAAAGCGTGGTCTCGTAACGTCGAACTGATTGACAGGATGCTCGAAAGTAATGGGCTGTCCCGGGACTTCAAGGTGGAGGCTGAGTGACTCATGATTCACTATCACGGTGGGCCTATAACACCGGATACGTGCGCAATGAAGGCGTGGAAAGCGCGTCACGCGTTCATAAGTTTCGCGCACTCCGGGCAGATAAACCTGGCATCTGAGTATTGCCAGTCCTTCGCCCTCGATAATGGTGCATTCACAGCATGGAAAGCAGCGGGGAAAAACAAAATCGACTGGAGCGATTACTACGAATTTGTGGCGCGCTGGAAGAATCACCCCGGCTTTGATTTTGCCATTATCCCTGACGTCATTGACGGAGGCGAGGAAGAGAACGAAGCGCTTCTGGACGAGTGGCCACACGGGGAGTTTTACGGCGTTCCGGTCTGGCACATGAACGAAAGTGACGAACGGTTTATCAGGTTGTGCAACGAGTGGCCGCGGGTGGCAATAGGCAGTTGTGGCGATTACGACGTTAAGCGACCAAACCTCGCAGTCGCCAGAATGAAAGACCTTATCAGGCATGTGATTGATAAATACGGCCAGCCGATAACCAAGCTGCATGGCCTGCGGATGCTGAATCCGTTGATTTTCACAAAGCTCCCGCTGGCGAGCGCCGATAGTACGAATGTCGCCCGCGATATCGGGATAGATAAAGCCTGGTCTGGTGCCTATGCGCCAGCATCGAAAGAGACTCGCGCCGCCCTGATGGTTGAGCGCATTGAATCACATAATAGCCCCGGTTCGCTTACATATTGCGAGCAGCGCGACCGGTTCGACATGCAGTTGCAACTGGCAGTATAAGGAGCCAACCAATGACCAATAACCAGTTAACCAGAGAACGTCTGGAAAAAATTAAATCATGGCGTGAAACCTACGGTGCCGGAAGCAACGTAATGCTGCCAGCTGAAGAAGCGGAAGAGCTGGCTCGCATCGCGCTGGCCGTAATGGACAGCGAGCCGGTGGCGATGGTTGATATCCAGCGCGGGCGCGGAGACGGGAAGAAATTCGCGCTGTGCTACACCAGTGCTGGTCATTCTCTACCTGATGATGTCTATAACCTCTACGTCGCACCGCAGCAAGCACCTGAAATGACCGCGATTATAGAGCGCCTGAACTTCAGCGGATATGAGTATGAGGGTGGTGAGGTTACTCCGCAAAACGCTGCCGCCGTAGTCGATATTCTCCTACAACAGCTCGATGACGCAGTGCAAGGACGAAACACGCAGCCAGCGCTGGTAGTGCCTGAGAACTGCGTAACAGCAGAGCACCGTCGCGTTATTGAAATGCTACTCAGTGTTTGCGGCGCTGCATTCGAACTAGCAGATGATAGTTGCCAGCAAGATGTTGACGGGGAAGATTGTCATGTTGTTCCAGACGGTGCATTTCAGAAACTAAGTGATGCGCTGGACGAAATAGAAAACACTCTTCCGACCGAAGATATCGACAGACCAGATGTATTTCTTGCCTGGTCGGCAATGCCAAGGGCAGCACTGAAATCTATTCTCAATGCTGGCAACTCTCCTGTAATTCCAGAGGGTTACGTGATGGTGCCGATGAGGTTAACCGCTGAGAACGGCGCAAAGGGTGTGCTATCTGGCGAATTTTCAGAAACACAGTTTGTAAACTGCCCGGAGTGTTTTGGTGATGATGAGTGCGAAACATGCGACGGCAGCGGCAGAATTGAAATAAAAGTGCCAGTCAGTTGGACGACTATAAAAGAAATTTGGATTAAAGGTGTCGAGCATTTTGCAGCCGCACCGCAGGAGAATAACTAACGTGAACCATTTAATGATCGACATCGAAACAATGGGTAACAAGCCTACTGCGCCAATTGTCGCGATCGGCGCTGTATTCTTCGACCCGCAAAGCAGTGAGTTGGGCGCAGAGTTCTATGTGGCCGTTAACCTCGCCAGCGCTATGGATCAGGGTGCGACACCTGACGGTGACACTATCCTGTGGTGGCTCAAACAATCATCAGAGGCCCGAGCAGCTATTTGTACCGACGATACCAGAAGCATTACATTTGCTCTCTCCGAGTTGAGTTCATTTATCAGCCGCCACTCTGACAACCCACGTTATATCAAAGTCTGGGGTAATGGTTCCAACTTCGACAATGTGATTTTACGCTCAGCCTACGACCGCGCCGGCCAAACCTGCCCGTGGTTATTCTGGAACGACAGCGACGTGCGCACCATGGTGTTGCTCGGTAAACAACTTGGTTTCGACCCCAAAAGCAATATGCCATTTGATGGTATAGCCCACAACGCATTGGCCGATGCCCGCCACCAAGCAAAATATGTATCGGCAATCTGGCAGAAACTATTGCCTACAAGCGACGAATAACAACCCTTATCGCCCGGGTGCAGCCGGGCAATGGAGAAATCTATGCTGAGCCTCGATTGTGTTCCCATCTCAACTTATTGCAAAGAGACAGGCGAAACCCCTGATGCCATAAATAAGCGCATCCAGCGCGGCGTATGGCGTGAAGGGGTACAGGTGCTAAAGGTCGAAGGCGTTAAGGAAAGATGGATAGATCTTAGTGAGGTTGCAAAATGGGCTCGACAAAATCGCCTAAACTCCCGCGCGGCGTAACGATCAGGAAACATAGTACTGGGGAAACTATCAATATTACCTTTACCTATAAGGGGGTGAAATGCCGGGAACCTTTATCAAACCTTGAAGTTAATAGCAAAAACATTAAATACGCCGAGCGAACACTCGGCGAAATTCACAATAAAATTGAGCGGGGTACATTCAATTATGGTGAACACTTTCCCCGTTCGGCACGACTTAAAATATTTGGTAATGCTTCAACAGGAAAAACGGTAAAAAATTATCTCGATGAATATCTTGTAATTTGTGAAACGAGAAAATTATCTCCCTCAACAATCGGCGGATATAAGAAATGTTTAAATGCTCTGGCATCACTTCACATTTTTCCTGCCAGCGAATTAACACCTGCTGCTTTAAAAACATGGATCCAGAGTCAGAAAACGACATTAAAGACGATTAGGAACCAACTTTCATTCCTACGCTCAGCACTGGATGAAGCTGTGACTGATGGTGTATTGCAGATTAACCCTGTTTCACTGGTGACAGCCTCGCGCTACCAGAGTAGTAAAACCGAGGATGAAAGTGATTATATTGTTGATCCGCTTTCGCCAGCCGAGGTTGAAGCGCTTTTGCATGCCGCAGGTAACAAGCAGTGGGAAAACATATTCCGCTTTGCAATTGAAACCGGGCTACGTAGTTCTGAACTCTGCGCCCTCCGTTGGCGCGATATCGACTTTATCGGCAAAACAGCGCATGTGCAAAATGCCAGCGTAGTGGGGGTAATTAAGGGCACGAAAACTAAAGCTGGAACACGTAAAGTTGAGTTAACCGAAGAAGCCTTGTATGCCCTGACTTCTCAGAAGCCTTTCACCTTTATGAAAGATGCAACGATCTTTGAGGATCCTAAGACAGAAAAACCATGGGCGGGTGCCGATGCGATAAGAAAGAAAGCCTGGGTGCCAACTTTACGTAAAGCTGGGATCAGGTACCGTAATCCATACCAGACCAGGCATACGTTCGCGACCCGACATATAAGTCGTGGCGCTAACCTGTTCTGGCTGGCATCACAGATGGGACATAAAGGGCCAGAAATGTTGTTCAGGCATTATGGACGCTATCTGAAGGAGTATGACGGCAACACTGAAAAACGACCCAAGCTGGTCAGCGGTGGAACCTCAAAGGAGCCGTAAAGGATCCGCAGCAAAACGCTAAATTTTTTTATCATTGTTTATCATGATGTTATTAAGTTTCGGGCGCGGGTTCAACTCCCGCCAGCTCCACCAATCATGATTGGACAGTGATAGGACATCACTAGCAATAACAGGAAGTTAGCAGTCTCAGCAGGACACCGACCAGACGGTGAGGGGACAAAAAAGGATACGCAAAGGAGCCGCGGCTCCCTAGTGACAATAAAGCCCGCCTTCGCGGGCTTTATTGTTTTACTCCACCAGCAAGTTAATCGCTTTATCATGGCGGTATGAAGATGAGCTAAGGGTAGTTTTTTGTATCAGCTCAATGTTCATATAAAAACATTTCGAACTTTGGTACACAAAACTACATAGGGATAACTTTATGTCTCTTCGTTTCAGACAAACCTTTACTCTATTTCCTGGTGTGAGGCTCAACATTGGAAAGCGTGGAATAAGCGCAAGCATCGGGGTACCTGGTGCAACTGTCAATGTTGGGAAAAAAGGACTCAGGGCGACTGTGGGACTCCCGGGTACAGGCTTATCTTATACTACACCTACCCTGCCCTATGATGATTGCCACTCAGTTACGAATCCATTAATTCCGTCCTCGACAGAACCTCATTTTGGGTCGACGGAATCATTTCCAAGCAACACTCCATCGAACGCTAAAATATACATGCCCATGGCTGGCATGAATGAAATTTCCAGCGCTTCGGTAGAAGTCCTGACAAGCTCCTCCCTTTTACCTTTACGGGATTTGATTGCTAAAGCACGAGAACAAAGTGCAGAGATAAAAGCAGATCTACAAGAAGCTCTTGCTGAAGAATCAAAACAAAAGAACGAGTTGGTTCGGCGCAAATCAAGTCTACTTCGTTGGTTTTACAAACGTCGCATCGCAGAACTTGAGACTGAACTCCCCGTAACGCAAGCTGAGATATCTCGCCTGTTATCATGGGAAGACAGCACAAAAATAGCCATTACCTTCGAGAGCAGTGACACTTCACAGCGCGCATATGCAGCAATGGTCCGTGCATTCGATATGTTAAAATCTAGCAACAAAAAATGGGATATCACTGCTGACAAAGCGACAGACCAGTTTGCCGAAAGAACGTTAGCAACTCGATCTGTGGATCGTCATCCTGTTACCTTTGACTACAGCTCAACAGATCTCATTCAATTTACAGGTCGTGCGATGCGGTTTGAAAATGTCAATGGCGACGATATATTGCTTTATCCTGGAGTTGCAGTCATACCACGTGTTGATGGGGCATTCGCTCTGATTGATATACGCGAATTACAAATCAGTGCGGAACATCGGAGATTTCAAGAGGAAGACGGTGTTCCCAAGGATACACGTATAGATGGCCATACTTGGGCGAAAACGAATAAGAATGGATCGCCAGACCGTCGATTTAAAGATAACTACCAAATCCCAATTTGCATTTATGGAAATATTACTTTCCATTCCCAAACTGGGTTAACTGAGGAATATATGGTATCAAATGCAGATGCCGCGCAAGCCTTTGCTGAAACAGTACAGCGCTATCAGACCTCACTCACAGAATCCGAAGCGTTGGTACAGGCCTAACTTATCTCAGATTTCCGGGAAGAGGCTCAACCTCACTTGCCGACCAAAAAACCAACTAAACCAGCCACCTATGGCTGGTTTTTATAATGGGTAGTGTTAAGGTGATTACGGATTGAAACGCCTTAAAATTATATAACAGGGCAGTCGTCGAACTCCCCTGACCGCGCATCATTGATTATGTATGTGATCACTCCAAATACTGCCGGCGGGCAATTCTCCTCTTCCCCCGGAAGCGCTTCCTTTCGCCCAGATGACAAGTCCTCAAGATGAGGTTTTGGCACCAGCCGGTAGCGCTTTACTCTGAACTCCCCTTCCATTGCACATACAAGCAAAGTGCCATCACATGGCTTAAGTGAAGCATCAATGACCAGAAGAGCCCCTTGTAAAATACCCGCACGATAACAAGTGTTTGCCGCCCGCATAAAATACGTTGCAGCTGGATGCTTAATGAATTTTTCGTCAAGCGAAATACGCATTTCTTCATAATCTGCTGCTGGAGATGGAAAGCCCACGGTTTTACTCCTCTTTCTTGACACTGTACATAATCACAGTATATATACTGTATATAAACACAGTAAAGAGGATCGAAAAAATGTTTGTTGAACTCGTATATGACAAGCGCAATGTTGAAGGTTTGGCTAATGCTCGTTCTATCATTCTCAATGAGTTAACAAAGCGGGTGCACAGAATTTTTCCTGATGCAGAAGTTAAGGTAAAACCTATGCAGGCAAATGCTCTTAACTCAGACGCCAGCAAACATGATAAAGAACGGCTAAACCGCATGCTTGAGGAGATGTTTGAAGAAGCAGATCTATGGCTGGTAAAAGAATGATCAGTTGCAACAGCGCCATACTTTCAGGGGTAAGGATCTACTTCCCCGAGGAGAGGAAGTTACCACTGCCTGATTTCGAGTTACGGTCCTTCGCTATTATAAAAGTTCGAGAAGATGGCTATATGCTTCTTGAATCAACGAAAAGTGGCTGGTTTCCAGCCACAACATTAATTTATAAGGACTATGGTCCTGCCATATCTCATGCAATAGAGTTAAGCAGCGATATCTGGGGTTGGGCTGATTCGTTCATGACTTCTCAGGTACGCCACTTTCTGATGGGAAATATTTATATACAGTCTTCTCACTGATCCCTATCACATCCGCGACCTGCTGCCGAGTAGCCCCTTTCTCCAACATCCGTCGGCAACGATCCACAACTTCTGTGGTCATTATCCGGCGGCGGCCACCGATGCGCCCCTGCTCCCTTGCCGCTGCTAAACCGGCGCGGGTACGCTCGACGATCAGCTCTCTTTCCATTTCCGCCAGTGCACTCATGACGTGGAAGAAAAAACGTCCTGCTGGCGTACTGGTATCGATGCTGTCAGTCAAGCTTCGGAAATTCACCCCGCGCGCCTGCAGCTCTGATACCAGAGTGATCAGGTCACGCACGCTTCGCCCCAGCCGATCCAGTTTCCAGACCACCAGCACATCACCCGGTCGCAGCCGCCGCAGCGCACGCTTTAACCCTGGTCGTCTGGCATTCTTTCCGCTGGCCGTATCTTCGAAAATCAGCTCACATTCTGCGCGGATCAGCGCATTTTTCTGTAAATCGAGGTTTTGATCCCCGGTTGACACCCTGGCGTAACCAATCAGCATGATGTAACCCTTTGAAATAGCTGATTGTAAAAAGCTCCGGTCTTTCGCTCAAACCCTCGTTTGCGCGAA